GCATATGTGAGTGGTGGCACCGATAAGAAATAAGTAGTATCTGCACTTTCATCGTGAAGTTTATGTAAACTCTCTTCACATGATAAGTCACAAGAAACAAAATCTAACCAATGAAAAAAATCTATTGGATAATGTCCAAGATGTTCTAACCATTGATCTCTACTATATTCTCTCCTTGATGCACCAACAATCAATATATTATGTGGTAGTAATTTTTTCTCCCACAGTTTATAGAGTGCTGGAATAAGTTTTCTTTTAGCAAGGTCACCAGTTGCACCAAAAATAACAATGCGTCTAGTGAGCGGTTCCGTTTCCGTCATAGTCATCTGAGTCATAATACGATATTTCACCTTTATATCTTCCAAATGCGAGGGTGGCACATACAAAGGGTATTGCCAAGATTGCAAGGACATCAGCGAACATTGTGTCCCCCAAACATATACCTCATACCATTAAGAACTTTGTTTGCATATTCACCTAATTTTCTAGAACTAAATCTGGAATATAGAGCAGTGGTTATTACAGGAGCAGGAACACCAAGATCCACAGCAGCGTGAACAGTCCAACGACCCTCACCACTGTCTGATACTCCACCATCAAAACATTCTAATGTACTGTCTTTGCGTAAGACATCAGCGGCAAGATCAAGTAACCAACTACTAACAACACTACCACGCCTCCATACTTCAGCGACTTCGGCAACGTCAATATCATATTGATAATCTTTTGGATTCTCCATCGGAGCAATCTCAGCATCCCCTTCCTTAACATACTTGGAGCCAAGATTCCCAGAATGCAAAATATCCAACCCTTCAGCGTAGGCTTGCATGATTCCATATTCAATCCCGTTGTGAACCATCTTTACAAAATGACCTGCACCAGCAGGACCACAATGTAACCATCCATGTTCAGCAGATGTTACGTAACTACGTTCATCTGTGCGAGGGGCAGATGATATGTCTGGTGCGAGGGCACGGAAAACGGGGGCGCAAACCGATACTGCATGATTTGCACCACCAACCATAAGACAGTATCCACGCTCCAGACCAAAAACACCACCACTAGTACCACAGTCAAGATATTGGATGCCAAGTTTAGCAAGCCTTTCTGCCCTGCGGCGAGAGTCTTTAAAATTGGAATTGCCATGATCAATAATAATATCACCCTCCACACAAAGTGGTAATAGCTCATTGAGTGTGTCCTCCACTGTTTCTGCTGGTACAACCATCATGAAGACACCTGGCACTTCACCAGTCATCTCCAATCCTTCGTGGACTACTTGAACAAGGCTTTCCAAAGAAGTGGCATATCCACTGATATAACCCTTCTCATATTGCTCATTTGCTTTTTGAACATTATTACGATACCCATGTACTTCAATTCCCGATTTGATCATACGACGAGACATGCCCTCGCCCATACGACCGAGACCAATCATTCCAACTTTCATTTAATTCATCTCCAATATAAAGTATTTATTTCAGTGTTCAAGATATTTTTTTGGATTTTTTCTTACATCAAATGTAAAATAACTAAAGGGAACAAGCAATAAAGTTCCCAGTAAAGAACCCAACAATGCTGGGTCAAGTGTTGTTAGAAGTGAATGAATCATAGTAGTCTCTTAAGAATTGATTCTTTAGTCACGTTGTCTCCAATCATCAGATCTTTCTTCATGAAACCAGTCAACGATTTCGTCTGGTGAATTGAAACCCCTTTTGTGATTACTTGAATCGGGGTTTCCAATATTCAAGTTATTCAAAAAAGAATCGTTTGGGTTTGTCGCCATACGTCTTGCAATTTTCAACATTCCTCTAGCAGATGTATTTGCTTTAGAAAGTTTTTCTGCCCAGATCATATCTTCTATAGATACTTCCTGTCCTGCTGCAATTGCTTTACAGATGCCTTCAAGACGCAGGCGATATTGAGTTGATAACATAAAAAAGATTTACTAATAATATTATTTAATACAGTTCTTCTTCCACTTCCGTTTGCACCACACAATCAGAGGTAGGATATGAAACACACAATAGTGCAAATCCAACTTCTAATTGGTCATCATCAAGGAAAGATTGTTCTTCTTGATTGACTGTTCCAGAAATAACTTTACCAGCACAAGAAGAACAAGCACCTGCCCTACAAGAGTAAGGAAGATCAACTCCTGCTTCTTCAGCAGCATCTAAAATAAATTGGTCGTCTTCACAAGTGATACTTTGATCACCATCCGTGGTCTTTAGCGTAATAGAATAATTCATATTAGTTTACGTGTACTGTACCAATCATACCTGCTCCCTTATGAGGACCACACCAGTATGAATAATCACCTGCATCAGGGAAAGTAACATCAAATTCTTCACCAGGCATCATTGCTAATGCTTCGTGAGAAAGTTCATCGTGATTCTCCACAATTACATTGTGTGGTGGTAACATGTTATTGACAAAATGGACTGATTCACCAGCGGAAATTGTAACTTCAGCAGGCTCAAAAACAAGATTGCCATTAGCCCCCATTTGAACGTCTACAGCATATGCTGCACGGGGACCAATAGCAATCGCAATAAAGATAAATGTGAGTAAGAGTAGTCTTCTTAGTAATTTCATACATGTGTGTACGACTACACTATCTAGTTATTTTTAACTAGTGACTTTTAGCATGTTAGGATCTCCCTACAATAAATCCATTTTCTTCTAACCACTCTCGTGTCTTGGGAGTTGGTGTATATACTTCCCACATGCTACCTGCTGCACATGCTTCTAGTGCATCCTTAGTCATACCTTCAGTTTTACCCGCCCATGTTGCTTCCTTTTCCCATGGAATTGCATGTGGCATATCTCGGTATGTGTCAGTAGCAATCTCTTGCCAAATCATAGGAACATCTTCTTCGTTCATAATAATAGCAATGAAATTATTTTTAATGCTACCTGCCATACAGTCTTGAGCAGCGTGCCATCCTTCATGACGCATCACAGACATTAGTGTGTTAGGACGATGCATAAAACTTCTATTCAAAAAGAAGTTATTGCCAACGGTATGATAGACTCCACGATGACCAACAGGAAAGTATTTTGAGTCTGCTAGAAACACTTTAACTCCGACCCGATTGAGAGCAGAGAGCATTGAGTGGAATTCGTCAGCAACGATATTATAATCAGTACTAGGGTAGACATCAGCAATATCGCTGACACTGAAAATTTGGGTGACATTATCGTTACATTCTCGTAGTAGCATACATCCCATAGAATGCATGGTATAATATTCATTGTCCTTTAGAGGATCTGCAAGTACAGGGGAAGTCAAAGATAGACTAGCAAGCATACTAACCAGCAGTTTTTTCATACAATCAATTCAATAGCTTGCTGTAATTCTACTGCATGATTCTTCTCATCGTTCATAATATCACGGATTCTGTCGTCATCTCTATCAATGTATAAGAGATACTTTTCATAGGTCTCCGCTGCGTGTACTTCTATTTTGTAGGAGAGATCATAAGCAGACCTAGGAGCCAACCAGTAATAAACCACGTTGATCCAATAGTAGATAAGTACGAGGTGTCTGGCGACAAAGCGATCCACCCAATAAGCACTACCGCCCCTACTTTCCATGTATTCAAGATGTTCTGTTTCGTTAAGAGTTTGAGCAAAATGTTCCTCCATCAGATAGATGTGTTCAGGACCTCTCAATCCAAGAGATTCTCTTAAATGTAAGACACTCAAAAAAGCAAAATAGGGTGCCCGAGCTATTTCCTCAAGCACCCAAAATCTTTGAAAGTGTCTACCTCTATAGAGGTAATCAATAATTGATACTGTGTTATCTAAAACAAAAGAGTTTAATTGTTTCATTTAAGCACTTCACTTTTTACCTTATCTATAATGTCATCAATGACATTTACATCAATATGCATGAATGGAGGAATAATTCCTAAAATCCTTAACAATCCATCTACAAATAATGCAAGACACGTGAAACCTAATATCATGCTAATGATCGTCGCTTCACGATTATGTTTTGCCATAGACGCTTCATCAATTGCTCTTGCTTCTTCTAGTGCTTTAGCGATTAGAGCATCTACTTCTTTCTTTGTATAGAAACTACCTAACCATGGTATGTCATGTCTATCCATAATATGCTTTGTAATATGCCACAACACCATCAGGTCTCATGTTTCCTTGGGATACCCAATCATGAGCACATTGGTATATGGACTCGTTTGTATTGGTAGAAGAACCATCTTCTTTTAGTTGACTACCAAATTTGTGTAATAGAATCTTTAATACAGATTCTCTGACGAACATTTTTTCGTCACTGTAACGCCAATCTTCAGTCATCAAGAATACACTCCCCTTCTGTAATAGCACAGTAACCTTGTTCACACAAGTTCCTTAATTTTTCAATGAGATCTTCATAAGTATCCCACATAAATTCAGAACCTGTTTTTTCTTGATAGGACTTACATGCCCTGATCAAGTGCTGTACATCATTTTCGTTTAGTCTCATGGTTTCCATGCTACGCTAAACTAATTATAACTATACTGTCAACTACTGTACCAGAAATGTCAGGGTTCGTCAACTTCTTTTTCGTGTGACGGAATTTCTGTTAAAGAATGTTCGCACATCATGGCATATAATCTAGTCTTCATGAAACGCAAATACTCTTGTTCCTCTACAGGTCTTCTTGGAGAACCTGGCCAGGTTTCAAACGCATAACATATTGTACTATACAATAAGCGAACCTCATCTATGCCCATGGAGAAAGTACAATACCATTCTCCTTCTTCACGGGGATCATCTTGAGGTTGAATAGACATTACGCTGATACCGTATTATTAGCAGAATTTCTTCTTTGATATGCTGCTGGTGTTCTTGTATTGTTATTAGACAATCTTGCTTGGAATGCAGCGGGTGTTCTTGTTGAGTTGTCAGACTTTCTTGCCTGATAATCTGCGTTCCAATTTTTGAATGTTCTAGTAGCCCATCCCTCAGTTCCTGAGAAATGATTTACAGTGCTGCTGCCTGGTTGGGGATTAACAGCATTACAATCTTTATCATTTCTTTGATATGCCATTAGCGTTTACCTCCGTTCATTTGTTTGAGCATCTTCTGTAGTTCTGCTGTAGAACCTACAAACATAGCGTTGTTTGTAACCTTGGATGGACCTTTCTTTTCTTCGTCAAGATCCTTCATCTTCTTGTGAAGATCCTGTAGTTTCTCAGTCATGTCTGCGACGTGCTTCATTGCCGCTACAGCGACTTCATATGCTCTTGGATGCCCTGACTCCTGAGCAACCTCTAAGGCACCTCTGACCGCCTCCTGACCCTGATCTATAAGGGAATATAATTCACCACGGGTATATCTATAATCTTTTTCACGATCCTCTTCATCCACCTTGGGTGGAACTGGTTTAGATGGTTTGGATTCCTCAACAGGTTCAGCACTGATGTTGAGAATTTCCTCCATGTTATCTTCTAGACTGCTCATAAGAAACTCATCCCTTCGTTAAATCCAAAATCATCATCGGCAGTTACTAATGCGTCATCAGCAGCAGTAACTTGACCGTCCTGATTGATATCAGTTTTTGCTTTTGGTGTGTAAGATAGTTCAACATGTCTCTTATTGACATTGAGATCACCAATGGTTTCAATAATACGAGACTTGCGAATAACATCTGCCTTGCTGTAAGGACCGTAGATGTATGTTTTAGCAGTAAATTGTAATGAATAAGTTATACTACGTCTCGTAGTAAAATCATCCTCCCAGTCATCATCAAAATCAACGCTGTTTAATACAACAGCAACATCTCTAACTTCATTCATATCTGGTATGAATTTCAAACTCATGCTAAAAGATGGTTGGAAGAAAGGAAGAATCTGTTCTAAAATTTGAAGACCATCATCTTGGGACTTAGCAATAATACCAACCTCAAACGAAACATTATAAGGAACTGGTACGTATTGAGTCCTTACTTCCTTACCGTTATCTTCAATAACTGTTTTGTATTTTTGAGTAGCAGGTGTTTTTCTTGCAGCATCATACTCAATACCAGTCATTTCAAAATAAATTCTAGGTAATGTAATCGCTACCTTCTTACCATCAGAAGGGTTACCTTGTAATCTATATAAAAATTTCTGTTTAGGACCATAAGCAAGAGGAACTTTTTCTGTTTCCAATACTTGTCCATCAACAGTTTTCTTCAATTCAATGTTATTGAAAAGAGTACCAAATGCTATGACAGTTTTTCTAACTGCCTGATTGTAAAATTGTGTTCCTAACATCAGAAGCTTCCTGTATAATTACCAAATTCACCAAAGGGATTTCTTTCACCCCAATCTACAATATCGTCAGCACCAGTCTCAATTGCTTGGTTTTGATCAAACTCAGTGCTTGCGTTGTCAATAGTTGAGAATGTTCCTAATGTATATATGGCATTAGATTCAACGCCTCTGATCATATCACCATCAATAAAGTTGCCAGTGCGGTTCATAACTTCAAGGGTATATGTTACGCCATTCCAATCAGCAACCTCAGCAATAGTAGCACTCATGAGATCATATAATGTTGCTTGTCCACCACTAGTAGTAGTTTCTGTCCAAGCATTTATAATATATCTCACATTAGCACTGTCGTAATAGAAGAAACCAGGCGTTGTAGTTGCTGTAGTTCCATTATATTGATACACGTAACAAATTCTCTTATCTTCAAACTTCCAATAGAAGTATTTCTTTTGTGTTGTAGTTGCAAAAACAGGATCAAATCCACCAGTACCAGTTACTGTGATAACCTTATTAGAAGATGTCCATGTTCTGCCAGAACCTTGCTCAACAAATCCACCAATAACAACATGTTCGTCATTAACAAATTGTACTGGTTCTGCTGGAGCAGCAATAGTTATAGTTGGTGGATTCAAATTAGTAGAATCATATCCAGTTCCACCATTCTCAATAGTGAGAGTGACAACACCACCGTCTAATATAGATGTTGTAATTACACCACCAGTACCATTGCCAGCATTTCCAATGGTCACAGATGGAGGAGAACTATATCCTGTTCCTGCAAGTGTTACTGTTGCCTGTGATATAGCACCAGAAGAATCTACTAATAATGTTCCTGTCGCTTGTGTTCTTGTAGTAGGAGTAAGATTTAACGTAGTAATATTACTAAACTCTCTTTCTACATCATCAATCTCATCAATACCAGTATCAAACTTATCTGCACCCTGCTCATAGAGTTCAGCAGTTAGTTGATAAAAATATTGTTTTCCTAATTGGAAGAAAGGATTTTCTCTTTCAACATACTTGACTTCGTAAAGATCTTCTGTTAGTGGAAAGTAAATTAAATCTCCCTCATTAGGTCTACCATCCACAGCAAGATTTAACGCTGGATTAGCAGACTGTTCCCATCTTCTACGAGAAACAACAAAAGTTATTTCATCAGTTATTCTTAAACCAAACTTACTAACAAACTCAGCACCAGCTCCAAATCCTTCTACGTTCACTAAGAACATTTCAATCATATAACTTTGATTGAATTCAGATTGTATAACTTCCCCTAGCGTTTTATCCTTTAGATGAACTCTAGGAATATAAAACACATCAGATCCAAACAACTTGATTTGTTCGTCAACCAAGTCTTGTACCAGATTTTGTTCGGTGGCAACACCACCGTGTTGAGGAAAGTATACTTTTTTCATCCGATCATGTCAAATGGTGGTAATTCGTATGTAGAGAATGACTTCTCTTCTATCTCTGCAATTTCTTTTTGAGCATCTTCAAAAATTTCTCTACCATTAATGGCAACTCCACCAGGAAGTTGGATGCCATTAAACTTAATTAGGTTCTGACCCCACTGTCTTTTAATAAGAGCAGTAGTATATTTCTTTAAAAAGATGTCACTATAGACTTGAGTATATGTATCAGGATCTAATGCTCTATGACATTCAACAATAACATGTACATCTTCGTCTAACATATCTTTGCCGACATCAATGTAAAGTCTGTCCTGTCTCATATTAAATCTAAATTGAACAAAAGCACCATTGTTCAACACCATATCCATAGTCTCCATCCAAGTCTTAACCATATAATAGTTAAGAAAATCAAGAGATCCTACAGAATATAGATCGTTTAAGAAGATCTGATATTCAATACCAAATAAATTGTTTCTAACTGCATTACTGGCAAGACCAAATACTTTAGTAACACCAACTACGTCCGCAGGTAACTCAAGGTATCTATCCCTAACTTCCCATTTAGTACCACTAGCTAGAGTGGTTGTTGTGTTTTGTGTTTCAAATTTTGTCTCATCAGCAGCAGTGAATAAATGCTTCATATAAGCAAGTTCAGTACCATCGTAATGTCTCATACGATAATACTGGAGTGCATCATCAATAGCGTCCTCTATCTGATCATCATCTACATTGATCTCCAAGACAGGGAATCCCAACTTTCTTAAGCAATAATCCTTAAGTTGAGATCTACTGGCAGGTTCTGCCATAACATATACCTACTATTTTCCTAGAGGTATTTATTCATTTAAAGAACGTTCCATAATCTATATGCACATTTGTTGCTATACAGATGCGATCTTCATTACCAAAATGAGGTGTTGTGGAGTGTGGTAACCAACCAGGAAATATCAAACCAAATCCTTCTACAGGACTATATCTCATAGGAGATGGCATCATATTCCTGTCAAATAGAGATGCAGGTCTTGGATCATGATATTCAAATACACCTTCATCTTGATACATCTTAGGAACTTTACAATAATAAACCGAAGATAAATCAGCGCCTGGATGCATGTGATACTTAGAACATGATCCAGAACCATAAATCATAGCCCATGAAGTCATTCTTGTATGTTCCCCTAAGACTGTATCACTAATACGAGGAACATACTCTAACACTACTTCACTAATTTTTTTATGAAATTCTTTTATAAAAGGATTGTCTCTACGCAACAAATCATCTGGAGTATGGTATCCATTTACTCCAGACATAGATCTTTGTAATGATGGTTCGTTGTCTCTAATCTCATACAGAAACTTAACTAACCCTTCATTTAATTGTTTAGAATTTTCAATTTCAAATTTCCCCACTGGCGTAGGAAAAGCATTAGTTATCTCCATACAGTTCAATCTTTGTGGCATCAAACAATTAAATGATACCTATATTAGCATAAAAAAAGAGGGGTAACAACCCCTCTTGTTATTTATTAAGTGTTCCAAGAATCACCATTTGGATGCTCTGGCCACGTTACATCATAAGGATCTGGAGTATTTGCTGGTAAATCTCTTAATGCTTTACGATATGTTTTAATTGCAGCAGGCATTGTTACATCAGAGTTGCCATAATAATCTGTTAATGACAGAAGATAATCTCTTCTTGCTCTTAAATCAGTATATGCTCTGGCTTTAGCGGATGCTTCTTCTTCAGCAGACATAGTTCTGTCTACTGTTTTCCAAGCATTTGACCAATGACCAGTTTCTAATTCTACGTCTTCATCAGCAGCAAATTCTTTGTTGTATTTACCACTTAGAAAAGATTCGTCTGGCATTGGGGTGTTGTCATATTTGACATAACCAGCAGAAACAATAGCAGATAAATCGTCAAGATCTACACTTGGAAGAATTTCTTGTAAATTCTTTTTACTAATTAGTCCACCTGTGGGACTACTACCATCTAGTTTTTTATATGTTTGGCAAGACATTTGTAAATCCTCTCTTTATACTTGTGCTGCGTTGTTAGGGAAGCTTCTATTAACACCCCAGATGATTCTTACAGCGCCACCCGCAGGTCCATTGCCAGAACCGCTGGATTGACAACCACCATGACCGCCACCAGGGAAACCACCGTTTCCACCATTTTGACCTTGACCTGCTCCACCATTACCACCACCAGAACCGCCGTTACCGCCTGATCCATTGTTGCTGTTTTGTGCTTGACCTTGACCGCCAGTACCGTTGGAACCTATGCCATAGATACCTGTGCCGCCGCCACCGCCGCCACCCATTTCGGACTGACCGCCTTTGCCGCCGCCACCACCAGCGCCTCCACTACCACTAGAACCATTGGATGCACCAGTATTAGGAGCAGAAGCACCAGCACCACCAGCACCACTGTATCCACCTGCGGCACCGCCGCCAGGACCACCGTGGTTACTGCTGTCTTGACCGCCAGAACCGCCAGATCCACCACCATCATAGTTGCCTCCAACGGTGCCACCAGATCCAGGATTACCGCCACTACTGCCATCACCATTTCCACCACCGCCGCCATTGGCGACAGCATAATCAACACCACCATAATTAAACTTGGATAGTCCACCAGCGTTACCATTGTTTCCACTATGGTTACCAGGTCCACCAACAGTCACTGTACCAGTAGAACCAGGTGTTACTGAGATACTATTTTTCCATGCTAGGGCACCACCGCCACCAGCTTGTCCAGAGTTACCAATGCCGTTTTTTCCACCAGCACCAACACAAACAACGCATAACTGAGTTACGTTAGCAGGAACTGTAAATGTGTAAGTTCCAGCACTTGTGTACTCCTGGTTTCCTGGAGGAGCAGAAGCTCTGAATGGTGCAACCTCGTCCTGTTGAACTAACCAACCCTTAGTACTATCTGCATAAACTAAAGTTACACCAGTACCAGAATCATTAAAAATTGGGTTAGTATCACCACCTGCCATCTTATGACCATTAAGGTTAATGGTTAGGTTGTTTGAACCCCATGTCCTAGCATAGTCATTAAGTTCAATGGTGTCGCCCAAACTAGCAGAGGCAGGCAAGGTTACTGTAATTGCACCACCACTGGTGTTTACGGGATACCCCTTTCCTGCTTCCATGGTAAGAGCAGATGTAATAGGAGCTTGCCACTCAACAAACCCAGGTGGAAAAAAATCTTTTAAGTTTGACATTGTTTACTATAATACCTCTGTATGAATTTATTTATAAATTTATGCTAGATTCAAGAACTTCCAACCGTAAGTGCTGCCAGTGTAAACAAGGGAGAACGCATTGTTGGCACCGTCTACGGTCATGTCTTGAGCAATGTTCATAATATCTTGACCATTTCTAGCAATCACAAGTGGGTTTGTACCAAATGTACCAGCTAGATCCATGAAGGAGACCTCATCACCAACATTTGGACTTGAAGGTAATGTAATTGTAAGTGCAGAACTAGTAGTATCTACAAACAATCTATCTCCAGCAGATGCGATGTAATTGGCAGACTTGGTTGCCCATGGGTTACCACCACCAATACCACTCCAAGCAGTTCCGTTGTAACCTTCAAAACTGTTGCTGCTAGTGTTGAATCTCAACATACCAGCGGCACCTGTAGGTCTTTGGTTCTCTAGACCAGCTGGAACCTTAAGACTGCCAGTACCACTACAAGTCACATTGCCAGCTACTGTAAGTGCAGTTAGTGTACCAACAGATGTTAGTGAAGATGATGTAACTCCAGTACCAAGTCCACCACCTGTTAGAACATCAACATTACCAATTCTAAATGCTAGACCAGCACTAAGATTGACTTTTTGGTTGAAGTCAAAACTATCATTGGCATTTGACCAAGTAATTGTTTTATCACTAGAACCCTTAAATGTCAAACCTGCGCCATCACAAGTTGCGTCTGTTGGACTAGCAACCTTGGCAAGTTCAATGTTCTTATCAGCTACACTCAAAGTAGTAGAATCAACAGTAGTGGTTGTACCACTAACTGTTAGATTACCACCAACAGTGAGGTTACCTGCAACACTAGAAAGGTTATCAACGTAAGTCTTAACTGCTTTCTGAGTTGGAACTTTAGAATCAGTATTCTGTGATAGAGATCCATCTGTTGAGAACTCATCAATTGTAGCACCCAACTGAGCACCAATAGCACCTAGTCTCAATGTATCAAGACCAGTTAGGTCAAAGGCATTAGCATTTAGTGTTGCCTTACCAGTAGACTGCTCAACCTTGAAGAAGTTACCAACTGCAAAGTTACCATCTTGGTCAGTAGATACGTAGTAAACACGACCTGGACGTAGTTCGTCAATTTCATAAGAAGGTTCATTCTGTTGTTGTGGAAGACCAGGCCAGTTTGTTTGTGCTCTGTTTCCAGTACCAACTTCTAGGAAGTCGTGTGCAGTTAGACGCACCTGTGAATATTGATAACGAATCCTAAAGTCTTGACCATCACCAGCAGGGACTACCTTCTCATCAGATAGAGTTGCAATAACAATACCTGTATTGTCAGTAGTGACAGCGGTAATCTTCATGAACTCGTTGTCAATCTTGATGTAGTCACCTGCACCAAAACTAACGTTTGAAGTCTTGACTCTGGCATTGCCAGTAACACCCATGTCTTCAATTAGTTCATCTTGTGTAGCAGACTTAGTACCAAGAATGATAATATTATCACCAGATGTATGTGCTGCTGCTGTTGTTCCTTCTTGAGCACGTTCAACAGAAACTGTATCTGCATCAACGAAGGAAGCAATCTTGAATAGTTCTGTTCCTACAATTAGATAACCATTAACAACCATGTGGGTAACAGCGTTAACGTCCATGTTAATAGGACCTGCTGCACCAGCAGAAATATTATTCTGCAACGTTGCTGTATTTGTATTGGTATCAAAGTAAGCAATCTGTGAAGTACCATCATGAGCAGCTGCGGTAGAACCTAACTGTGCTCTGTTGACTGTAAGAGTACCTCTACCATCAGGTGTAGTGTAACTAGATTTTTGAATAACGTAAGAACTAGGATCGTTATTACTACCATTATCTACAAATTCAATAGAACCGCCTGGTGCAGGAGCAGCATCTAGTCCTTCCAAGATCATGACGAATCCCTTGGAACCAGTTACAGCGTTGCTAGACTCCAGAGTAATAGTTGCACCAGATGTAGCACCCGTAATAACTTCACCATCTTGGAATGTGCCCTTAACAGGTAAGTAGTAGATGCGGTTTGCTTGAGCAGTTTGATCACTTCTTAAGTCACCGATAGCACCTGATGTACCACCAGTAATTCTTTCACCCGCTGCAATGAATGTACCACTCTTAGCAGCTTGTGGATTTGTGGTAAGCATCAAACCTTCATTCTTACCATTCTTGGTAACTTCATCAGCATTGAATCCTCTAGATAAGCAACCATACTTACCATAAGAAGAGTTACCAGATACAGCACGAATCTTACCACCACCAGTGGAGACGTAAGAGATGTGAGCATAGTAAGTGAAGCAAGACACAACTTCCATTGCAGAAGTGCCCTTACAATAGAATCCTACACCGCCCTCTAAGACCTGTGTGAAGGAGTCAAACACCATTGACTTAAAGGAGGGGGTAGCAGAGTTATCAAAGTGCTTGTGGGCGTTTCCATCGCAGTATACGGAGACACCTGCACCACCGATAGCAGAGCAGTTTTGAACGTAAGGTGATTTTGTAATAGGAGAGTCTGGATCTAACTTAACATAGACACCTTTGATAGTAGAATTATCAATATCTTTATCATCGCTACCATTAGGAACAAATCCTGTCATACCACCCATCAAAAAGTCTTTGATGATGGTGTGTGTTGCCATGAAGAACATGGTTGACTCTGCATTACTAACAGTAGTTGCAGTAGCGATGTTAATATATGGTTCTGTTTTGGTAGCATGAGTCATGTTACCATTTGCAGAAGCAGTTGTGATAATTGCTGCTAAAGTTGTAGCAGCACTACGAACTTGAGCACACTTTGGATTTCCAGTATCACTAGTTCCAGTAAATCCAACAGGAGTTAAGTTGTTACCTGTTGAAGGTGAAATTGTTTCTCCATTGAATAACTTAAGAGCATTATCTCTAATGTTATTAATTAAGAATTGGTCTTGTGCTTGAACACTAGTAATTGGTGTACCGCCAACAAACGCTGTACCATAATCATGAACTTTATTGTTGCTACCGTGCTTGATGTTGTAACCTAAAGCATCAATAAACGCCTCTAGACGAGCCTCAATGGCGGATTGTGTGCCAGTAACATTTGATCCATTTGCTACATTGTACGCATAGTATGCTTCTCTAGCAAGGAACGCTTTGTTATTGATAACTAAATCACGACCATCTGCATGTTTATTATCTACAATATCAACATACTTGTCGGTAGTAGTCCATGACCCACCAGAAACAGTAAGGATAGAAATTGTAGTTCCGACTTTATCAAGAACCTTTGCAACCTTAGATCCTGTTGAATCTGTAATAGTTTCGCCAAGTCTGATGTGAGAAACATCTTGAGCGAGAGCAAGATCTTGCTCATTAGAATTGCCAGATTTGGCATTAACAATGGTGTTTCTAATGTTATCACCAACTAAAGTTACATAGTTTGGTAGGTGAATTGGTAGTGTTTCATTGTAAACACCAGATTTCACATAGATTGTAACTGGATTTGATGCTGATGGAGAAGCATTAGCAGAAACATAATCGGTAGCATATCTAATAGAAGCAAATGCTCTACTGATTTGATCACCAGCGTTTGCATCACTACCTTCTTCTGAAACGTAGTAAACTGTACCTGTTACGTTATTCTTTTCCCATCTTGGTAGTAATGGAGAACCACCAACTGTTAGAACTTGTCCACTTGCAGCAGCTTGTTCAGCAGCAGTACCAGTTGAACCAGCAGGAAGTGCAATTCTGTTAATACCAGATGCAGATTGATAAAGTAGGTCACCCTGTGTGGTTAATACCTGAGCAGCAGATCCACCTTGAGCAATGTAATTCCAGTAATTTCCTGAAGGATCATTTGCTGGAGATTTTGCAACTCCTTCTACATCATCAGCAATACAAACATAAGTGTTGCTGTTTGCAGTAACACAATCACCTTTTTGATAGACATTAGAAGCTGCCCAGTTACCATTCCACTCAAAACCTTTTGCTAATACATTCCAGTATGTAGTGTCGTGAGGTTTGTTACCGATAGAATTTAATTTACATTCGTAACTATAACCACCAAATCTAACAAGATCACCTGGAGCATAGTTAGTGGAAGCACTGTATACACCTTGGTTTTTGAAACCTGTTGTTAGTACATCCCAATTAGTAGGATCAAGGTTGGGAGAATCGGTAGCACCGCTATGATCTTTCTTAGCAGTATAAGTGTAACCACCGTAGTTTACAATATCACCTTTTTGGTAGACAGTTCCAGCAACCCAAGTGCTTTCAAATTTAAGACCTTCAACATAAGTTTCAAAATTGGCAGCAGCAAAAGAAGCACCAGAAGTATGTGCTGCAATAACACGGTATTGATTGTTACCATACTTAACTACGTCGTTAAGTTTGTACCAAGTAGAGGCAGCCCAATCCCCCTTGCTAGTTAGTCCTTCTGTGTGAAGAGACCAGTTACCAATATCAGAGGAATAGAATAAATTCTCATTCGCAGCTGCGGTGTGGTTAGTTGTACAAACATAGGAGTTTGCACCGTACTTGACAATATCGTCAATGACGTAAGAAGTGCCAGCTGCCCATGCACCTTGCCACTTAAACTTCAGTCTGCCGAGTCTAAAATCTGCCATTTGTAAAAATCCTACTTAGGTCCGTTTGTTGTGTGATCATATGTTTTATTTAGTCTTGCGACTAAGTAACCCTCATCATCAATAAAATAAGTCAAATTCCTAAAATCAAATCTGAATTGTTGATACTTATCGTTGGGGTCATTTGTATATGTTTTTGCTCCTGAATTGGCATTAACATACTCAGTTCCCTGAAGGAAATCTGTATACTCTTCGCCATCAGTTCTGTGAAAATCAAAAACAGCATCTTCAGTAGACCTTGCTTTGGTGTAGTGAAGCATACCATCCTTATCTCTACGAAGAGCATGAACAGTAAAATCGTTTGATTGTGCAACTGTCTGTCCGACAACAGCAGTACTTGCGCTTAGATATAAAGCCATTACGCTAAAATCCTCCAGTGAGTTCCGTCCCAAACAAACTGGGCGTATAGTCCAGCAACATCAAGAATAAATGTGGTATCTGTACTTCCGAAAATATCCAGAAACTTCTGCGAACCACTTGCAGTTAAAGTTACATTATTTAGTGCCCACGTTGTTTTAAAGTCAACAACTTCAAGCATGTCTCCTATATGGGGGACAACACCATTTTGTTCATAGGGCATTGTTAGTGTTAGAGGTCCACCAGAGGTATCTAGCAGATATCTAAGTCCACAATCAAGTTGTCTGTTGGAATTGACATGTTCCCAACGAGCTCGTTGAAGTTCATATCCTCCAACATCAGTACCATCATGTACAACGGCAGTTTTTTTCTTGGTGTCAACTGTAATTTCAGCATTAGCACCAGTAAACTGAGCGTGTTCAGTGGTAGTACCCTTCCTAAATTGTACTTGGGTTGTAGCCATCTACATTTACACACTTTTCTCACATTATATTTATGGTTTAAATAATCCAGACCTGTGTAAATGGTGGTTGGAATAGTTGTACTTGTACTATTGCAATACCAGAAAGCCTGATGGTTCCGCTGCCTTGATATGGCGCACGTACATATGCGTCATCGGCATTATTAACATTAGAGATTCTACCAGAACCTTGATATGAGCGAGTACGGAGATCAATGCTATCTCCTGTAATATCAATCTCAACTCTTGGTTGTTCAGCGAATGTGAGTAGTGGATCTCCAGATGTTCCTCTGATTGCAAGAGTTCCACCTGCACTGATAAGTTTGGATGCTCTTCTTTGTTGACCTTGACCTGTAAAGGAGAAGAGCATTTGCTCTTCTGTTGGATTGAAGGTAAGAGATTCTGCTGCACCAGATAGTTTTCTGAGTGAACCAAATCCAACAAAGTCTCTTGCTCTGACGACAGTTGCATCTCCAGAAACTCTTGCTGTACCAGAACCAATGTATACAGGAGAGAAACGTGCAACAGAATCGCCAAGTGTTCTGACTGTTCCTTGACCAACTTTGTCTCTTGCTCTTGTAGTCGTAGCCTGACCCAAGATAGAGAAGAGCATTTGCTTCTCGTCTGGGTTGACTGTAATAGACTCCGCTGCACCACTGAGTTTTCTGAGAGAACCAGATCCAATGTAAGGTCTGCTGCGTGCAATATCGCCATCGCCATATACTCTGAATAGAGATGGCAATGTAGTAATATCAATTGCTCTAGATTCTGCTGCACCACTGAGTTTTCTAAGTGAACCAGATCCAGCAAAGTCTCTTGCTCTAACTGCGTTGGCATCACCAGTAACGAAGATAGTACCCGAACCAATATTGTTTGGAACGAGAACAATTCTTGCATCACCACTGAGTTTGACAGTTCCACCCTTACTAATTTCTCTAGCAAGTCTGCTTTCAGAACCTTGACCTGTGAAGGAGAAGAGCATTTGCTCTTCTGTAGGATTAACAGTGAGAGACTCAGCAGCACCACTGAATTTCTTAAGTGAACCAGAACCAATCCAAACTGGAGCGAATCTATATGCTGCGTAAACACGAACCTTGATTCCACCAGAAGTATTCCAGTTAGGTACGAATCTGATATCCGAAGCTTCTGGATATATTTTGAGTCCACCAGATCCAACTTCAACAGAAGTAACTGCATCACTTCCTTGACCTGTGAAGGAGAAGAGCATTTGACGCTCTTCTGGATTGAAGGTAAGTGCTTCGGCAGCGCCACTGAATTTCTTGAATGTTCCAGAACCGACGTGAGATACAGATCTGACATTGAGAGATATGCCAGAAACTGTGAACAGACCAGTAGTTTCGTATGCAGCAGCAGATACAACTGTTGCACTATTGAAGCTGAATAGTCTGCCGTCTCCTTCTGGAGGAACTGCAACTGTTCTCTCGGATCCTGTTCCTGTAAAGGAGAATAGAAGTTGTCTTTCGTCTGGGTTGACTGTAATAGACTCGGCAGCACCGCTGAATTTCCTGAGAGAACCAGAACCAATATGGCGTAAAGTTGCTCTTGCAAATACATCTCCAGAAATTGCAACACGAACTTCTGGTTGCTCTGCGAATGTAAGAATTTCTGGTTCTGTTGTCCCACGAAGACGAAGTTCTGCAACTTCTTCTGGAGGATTTGCAGAGAATACTTCCGTTCCAGATCCAGTAAAGGAGAAGAGCATTTGCTTCTCTTCTGGATTGAACGTGATGGATTCTGCTGCTCCAGAGAATTTCTTGAATGTTCCAGAACCAATGTATACAGGAGAGAATCTTGCATCTGCAACACCAGAAATTGCAATGCGAACTTCTGGTTGCTCTGCGAATGTACGAATTTCTGGAGCAGTAGAACCAGATAGACGAATTTCTGTTCCTTTCTCTGGTGGATTTGCAACAAAGACTTCTGCACCAACTCCAGTAAAGGAGAAGAGCATCTGTCTTTCCAGTGGATTGAATGTTGCAGACTCTGCTGCACCACTGAATTTTCTGAGAGAACCAGATCCAACATGACTTGCTGGAGTAAAGGATTCTTGCTTCGTTCCAGATACGGTAATGATACCTGAGCCTGGATGTAGAAGACTGAATAATGTATATCCTTCCGATCCAAATCTGAAGAGACCACCAGAAACTGCACCAATTGATGTAGATTCTGCTGCACCTGAGAATGCATAAAGTACACCAGATCCAATATGTGGTGCTGGAGTATAAGATTCTGTTGCTGTACCTGTAATATTGGACAGACCATCCGCAAGATATGGAGGAGTCCAGAAAGTTTTTGCTTCACCAAATAGTGTGATACCAGACTTACCACTAACGGCAAGACCAGTAGAGACAATATTCTCAACGTAGTGTGTCTTAGCAACACCTGTAATTTTGAATGCACCAAATGGACATTTCTTAGAACGAGTTCCAAGAATGTGTCCGTAATCTCTTCTTTCTGGTGCATTCGCTTCAGAAACAAGACCGTAATCTTCAGTAACAGATGGAGTTGTTAACTGATTTGGAATTGTATATGTAACACCTGGTGCAATAGCAAGTGTTGTATTAGGTGCAACCTTGATACAACCATTTGCAGCAGTTGTGTTTGTGGATATAGTTCCACTATTCTGAACACAATTAGTTAGATTTTGATTAACAAGATCACCGTAATCAAGATCTACATCATCTACACATGCAGAATTATTATATGCCTCTGTATGTTTCTCGTGAGATTCTTCAAGGTTTAACCACTTGAGTTGTACAGGACCAAGGTTGGTATTTGCTTGGTTGTAGAAATCAATGTTGCCGAGATTAATGTAAGCATTGTAAAGACTGTAGAAGTCAAGAGTAAATGCTCCAAGTTCACTAAGCTCGTATGTTTGTGGTTTTCTTGGATTAACATTGAGTGTACCACTACCAACATAATCAAATGTCTGTTTGACATCTTCAACTTTGGCAAAGTTTCTAAGTAATCCAGAACCAGTATACTCGTAAGTATTTTTGACAACAGCTCCACCTGTAAAGGAGAAGAGCATTTGTTTCTCTTCTGGATTAAAGGTGAGAGATTCTGCTGCACCAGAGAATTTCTTGAGTGAACCAGAACCGACATAAGATTCTGTATGCTTCTCAACGAGAACACCAGAAATTCTGTATAGTCCTGTGGTGTGTTGAGCACTCCAGCGTATTGACTCTGCTGCACCTGAAAGTGTGGAAAGTCTTCCAGATCCAATTTCTCTGAATGTAGAACTTTCTTTTCCGAGTCCAGCAAAGGAGAACAGAATTTGTTCTTCTGTTGGATTGAAGGTAAGAGATTCTGCTGCACCACTGAATTTCTTGAGAGATCCAGAACCAACAAAGTCTCTTGCTCTAGTTGTAGTAGCAAGTGATAAGAATCTGAACAGACCATCTACACCAAGAGCAGCAGATGTTGTTTCAGCAGCACCACCTGCTGTAAAGAGAATACCACTACCTTCTTCAGAAACATCAAGTGGTAATGAAGTCTTACCAAGAATCTTGAAGATTGGTGGTTCGCCAGTACTTGTCCAATCGTAAACACGAAGAGGAATAACCTCAACTTGAGAAGTAAATCGTAGACCGAGACCGTAAGGTCTTCTTAGATCACTTCTCTCTCCAAGTATCCAACCATGATCAATTCTTGGGGCAGCAGCCTCAGCAACATTTCCATAATCAATGTAATCAGATGGTGTTGTTTGTACTGTTGGAATTCCATAAGTAACACCTGGCGCAATAGCAAGTGTAGTGCCAGGTGCAACCTTAGTACATCCAGTAGATGCTGTAGTATTTGTGGATATAGTTCCACTGACAGCAGTACAATTGGATACATTTTGATTAATAAGGAATCCATAGTCAACGTCTTTGTATGGAACAAACGCTGTCTGACTAAAGACATCAGTGTGCTTCTCGTGTGAAGTCTCGTTAAATTGTTTGAGTAGAACATTACCAACTTTTGTGGTAGCATTCCATCTATTAGTATTATCGCCAGGATCTCGCCAGTATTTTCCTAGAGCTTGATCAATCTCTAGTGTGAGGTTTGCAAGTTCTCCTAACTCATAGGTTACTGGTTTCCTTGGTTTTAACTTAAGGACACCACCAGAACCAGTGTAATCAAATGTATTCTTAACATCCTCAACCTTAGCAAAGTTCTTAAGTCTTCCAGAACCTACGTAAGTTTCAGTATGTTTTTCTGCTGTGATACCGCCAACAAACGAGAACAGCATTTGCTTCTCGTCTGGATTAAATGTAGAGGACTCGGCGGAACCACCAAATTTTCTAAGATTACCATCACCAGAAGTGATCGCAGTAATAACTGGAATTCCGTTACCATCAAGATGAAGGGTTCCACCCTCGCTGAAGTAGAAGCGAGGGATGGATTCTCCTCCAGTACCAGAAATATGGAAACTTCGGACCTTCCCATCCACAATATATCCATATATTGCAGGAGATACTTGAGCACCAAATTTCTTGAGTCTACCAGAACCAACCCAAGAGTTGGTTGCTCTCGCCTGTGCCTCGCCAATAATTTTCTTGAATCCGAAGCGAGTTACAAATCCATCTAGGATATGTCCGTAATTCTCTTCGCCACTTCCATGCTCTTCAGCAACACTACCATAATCATTGGTTATTGTTGCATTAGCAGTTATCAATCCATAATCTAATTCGTTATAATCTTCTGTATAATCAGGTTCGTAGTTATAAACTCTACATTCAGCAGCACCAACGAACCTTGATATTGGTTGCCATACATCAAATACAAACTGGAACGAATCAATTCTTCTCGCACCAATTCCAGCATTGATTACAGAAGGACCATGTTGTCCTACTGTTTCTGATATATTACCTGCTTCATAGGAGTATACACATACTCCACCACTACACACAATACTTGTTACAGGTTGAGATTTGGTAAACGTTGTTGCAGCGCCACCAATTAAAAATCTTCCTCTAGAACCAACAACAAAAATACCACCAGTTGCTATTTGAGTATCATTACCAACACCACTTCCTTTTACCTGAGATCCAATTCCATATGAACCATATTCTCCAACAGTTCCATATGTAACTTCTTCAATTCTCTGAGTTTGTTTTGTATCTTCCCACCAATCATCCAGAGTATATGAAACATTCAAGTCGCCAACAGTCAGATCCCGATAATCAGAAAGATATCGGGATGTTCTGCCGCCTGATTTGTAGGAGAAACTTGTCATATCAACCTAGAAACCAACAAAAAAGGGGTCGCAATTGCAACCCCCACATGAAAGTAATGAATATAAACTGGGTATACTCTATGTATAATCAGTCTAGGCTGACGTTTAGAGTAACTTTAATCTGGTCACCGTTGTTTTGAATAGCGTAAGGACCATTTGTAAACTGTTCAGCGAAGAAGATGCTGCTATAAAGAGTGGCATCTCCTGTTCCAGATAGAGCTGGAGTTGTAGTAAATGTACTAGAAGAAGGAACAGTATGAACTGTGTAATGTTGTGCAGTGATTGTACTTGTAGTACCTTGTGCAATGTAGATAACATCACCAGGATTCAGACCGTGAGCAACAGCAGAACCACTAGGATCTGTAGTCATGACTGAATAATCAAAGTCTACTTTATCGTTGCTACTTGCTGTACCTACGTTATCTGTAAGTTGATTGCTTAGGTAAACACGAGGACCGATGTCACCTGCTTTCTTAGCAAAATCAATACCAACAATAGTTGTATTTGCAGGGAATGCATCAGGACCTGTTTGACCAGAACCACCAGTTTTAGTAACTGCTTGACCAACAGTTAGTTCTTTGGCAACATCTGGAATGAAAGTAGCATCTCCAGAAGCATTACCACCTGTAACTGGTTTATCAATGTAGATGTTCTGACCATCAATACCAGAAACACGTGTCTCAGCAGGAATGTTAGTTCCAGAAACTCTTTGACCAACTGCGATGGAAGATAGATTGCCACCAGCAGCAACACCTAGAACAAATGCGTTTTGAGCACCACTAGAAATTGCTTGAGTGAAAGGAGTTTCAATTAGTTCAATGTAGTCGTTACCGATAACACCTTTACAACCTGCTTTTTCAATTGAAGTTCCAAGAGCAGCAACAGTACCACCGTCAACAACACCTTGAAGTGCAACTGGCATATTGTTTGCACGTGCTAGATAGTAACCATAAACATTACCAGCAGCAGAAGTGAACGTAAAGATCTGCTCAGGATAAGAAGCAGTTGTTCTACCTCTACCAAAAGAACATGCTGTACCAGCAGTAATAGTGGCAGTTAGTTTCTGACTTAGTTCAATATTGGCACCATCAATATCAACAACATAGGTATTATCAGGAATTCCTGAGGCAACGGCGTAGTCACCTTTTTTAATATCTGTATTAGAAGCAACGGTAATCTGGTATGTACCAGTAGTACCAGCACAAGTTGTGTTAGCAACGGCAGAAGCGGTAGTAGCAATCGTCCATCTGTTACCATTAAGGAGGATTCCGTACTGTGCATCAAAATCTTGATTCTCCTCAGTTCTGTTGTTTACAACAAGAGGATATCCTGTAGTAGGTGCAGATCCATACCCACTGTTGTTAGTGGCATTATATGGTTCAAAATACTTTGTCGCAGAAGGAACGTCCTGCTCTGACGGAGCCGTAGCAGGTCCAGTGTAGAGCTTCAATACCAAGTTCCTTGGAATTTCATGTGTCGCATTCAATAAGGTGCGGAGTGAATCAATCTCACCCTGATCGGTAACTAGCAGTGCCATGTCGTTGTTCTTTTCCTATGTTACTGTTATTTATTAAAGTGCTAGCTTCATAGAAACTACGCACCTCTGTATATTTATAGCATAAACAATCTCAAATTGCAAAATGTCTCCAGCAGTCAATGCTGTGTTCCAAGTTGAGAGTGTTGTATTTGTATTAATACGTTGTCTTGTTCCTTGAGAAATGTCTCCCAAAGTTGGTCTTTCCGTCCCGCAAATAGATGAATAATTGGGGAAATTAGCGTAATCAACCTTCTTAACATCAAACTGAACTTGTGCTTCTTGATCGCCAATAATTGTCCACGATTCAATTTTTCCAGAAACATCTAGAGTCATTTCTCCTTTGATTCCAGAAGACATTGGTGCGGAACCAGCGTCAACAACAAAGTTAATTGTTCTTGTTAAATCAGCAGTAGTAGAGAGTCCTACTACATAAACTTTTTGTCCACTTGTAGGTGGAGTAGTGAATACAATATTTGTTCCACTAACACTATAATCTATGCCAGGAACTTGAACCAACCCATCAAGAGCAACAATTAATTGTTGATCATTTGCAGGAGTGTATGGATCATTTCCAGGATCAATTAATGGATATAATGTGGTTGTCCCATCAAACACCCAATTTGTTGTATTGAGTATTTCATTACCATATTGAAGATACTTACTAGGTATCTCATAGTTAACACCAACAGCATACTTCTTCTGTGGTTCTGATAGAACCTGATAGTTAGAAGATTTTACTGATACATTATACTTAGGCATTATGTAACTCCTGGCGTTACTTCAATAATACCTTCTATAACACGTGTCTTAATACTTTGAGGTGATGTCAATACAATATCATAAACATATCGTCTTGCTTCTAATGCTGCTGTATTTGCATTAGTCAACCCAATTTTTAATATCCCATTATAACGATCAACAAAAGTTACAACAAAATCTGTCGCAGTTGTAGAATAATAACTACGACGCATTTTTGCAGCTGCTGTATAACCAGTTAAATTAAGTGGAGTGGTATTATCTTCGTTCTGGATGTTAAAGGTGGCATCAAAGTCCGTTCCTTTTTCCAGCAATAGATTTAACGGAATTGCTGCCATAATTCATCAATATAAGTATTCGTAGATTGACATAATAGAACCATACTGGTTATTTCTACTGTCCTCATTGTTGTTTGGGTTCCAAACTTCAAATGGTTTATTACCACTACCACCATCTTTGGTAGACCATCCAACATACCAGTTTCTACTGCCAGCAGCCAACTCTTGAGAGGAATCGGTATTATCAATGATACGATGTACGTACAAAATAAATCTTGCCCATGGTTGATTTTCGTTTACACCAGAATAATGAACTCCTCTATGTCTTGGACTATCGTTATTAGTGTTCGCTCCATCTAAATTGAAATAAATACCACACTGGTCGGAATAGTTATTGGCACCAGGAAGCATACCTTCCGCTAAAATCCACGAAGTATTAGCATCATACTGTTTAGTAAAACTACCTGACCAGATATTTGCAGCAGAAGAGTCTGAAAGATTAGTTCTAGTGTCATTTCTAAATCTAGTAACCTTTACTAGTTTATCTTGTACACTATCATCAGGTACGTGTAGTAATTTTCTTGCCATGATTACCTCGCAATCTCGTAAACTAGAATATGGGATCCTGTTTGGTGGTGCCTACTATTGTTTGAACTATTTGGGTTTAAGTGTGTAGTTGGTCTAACATTAGTGTTAGCATTCCATCCAATATCTAGACGGTGATTTCCAACCCCAAGATCAAAAGTTTTAAAGGACTTATGAACAATGAAAGTAGTTCTTTCATTATTACTGCCTGTATTAACACCACAGTAGTAAATACCTCCACCTGCTGGACCTGTTGGATGTCCACTAACTCCTGATGGTGAAGAGTTGTATCCATATCCAATTTGATCAATGGTGCAACACATACCAATATGTGGATAGTTATCCATACCAAGACCACCCATTACGCCAGTAACGAGGATATAGGAAGTTGCATTATCTTTTAACTTAGTAAAAACAAAATTATTTACTAATGCAGATCTTCCAGTAGCACCTGAAGAAGGACTGAGATCTCTACGAGATTCCTCTCTATATTTGCTGATATTTATAATACCCTTTGAAGGTGCAGCTGCGGGTACGTTAAGTAATAGTCTAGCCATTAGTATGCAATCTCCCAAACTCTTAAGTAACCATACCACCTTTCTTCACCCCTTTGATCCATAGTTCCTGTGTTTGAACCGTTGGTGCCACTACCTGATCTTGGGTTTGGACACCACGTGTGTCCTGGTCTATTGTTACCACCATCATTAGTTTCCCAACGAATGACAATAGGAACAGTGCCTATGCCTATATTAGAGGAAGAAATATTTGGAGAACGTCCATCCAATGTTTCGGAGTGTGCATAATTTTGATGAGTATATAAAGCAAATTCTCTTTCAGAATTACCCGTCATTCCCCAGTGATAATTAGAACCATTGTACTTATCTGACGTTTGATTTAACGCTCTAATGCATGGTGATGGAGCATATGAATATGCTTCCAAAGCATTACAATGAGCAGTAAAGTACAAATATGTTTCGTTCGCTGCTTTTACTTTCGGATAGTTATAAGTGTATAACGTATAATTTGTAACGTCACTATTTAATGGACCAACCTGCGACATAATATACTCACCAGTAGAAACTAATTTAGAAGCTACTGATTTTGGTGGCGGATTTTTAATTGCTCTTCCCATGATGGTGTTACCTCCTGTTTATTTGATTTTTATCAGGATAATTCAACACCCCAACATACAAACGCTACGTCTCCGTTAACGGAAGTAACGTCAATTTTGTCGCCAGTTTTTAGAACAATACCAGTTCTTTCAATAACAGAACTAGCTGCTACGTCAGTACCTGATTCAATTTCGTGTTGAGTTCCACGTGTGTCCCCTTGAGGAACTGCGGCGATAGAAACATCAGTAGTAGAACCAGCTCTGTTACATGCAGAAATGTTGATAACAATTCCTGTTGATGCAGTAAAGAGAGTAGTCCATGAGTTGGATGCTGGTTTGGATGCCGCCTGTAGTCCAGATGCCATTTTTTAATTTCTCCGATTATCTTAGTTATTTATAATTATCAAATAAATGATCCACAGAAATATGCAAATCCTAGACCACCACTGCCCATATTCTTATAAGTAGTGCCGTCTTCTGTGAATTGCCATTTTCCAACGGTGTTATTCCAACGAATATCTCTAGAAGTTTGTACAACTCCAGAACCATTTGTTGTTAGAACAACACGAACACCACCATCTCCAGCAGTAACATTGTTACCAGTTCTCAAATCAATCTGAGCATCTTCAACACTTAATGTTGCTGTATTAATTGTGGTAGTTGTACCATTAACAGTGAAGTTTCCACCAACAGTAAAGTTACCAGCAACACCTGTCAAACCATCAACATAACTTTTAACTGCTGCTTGAGTTGGAACTTTAGAATCACTATTCTGTGATAAAGTTCCATCAGTTGAAAATTCGTTGATAGTAGCACCAATCAGACCACCAATAGAACCAAGTTGTAATGTTTCTAGACCTTTCAAATCAAAAGCAGAAGAGTCAAGAGTTACTTTACCAGTTGCCTGATCTACCTTGAAGAAATCTCCAACATAGAAATTACCTAGTTCGTCTGTTGACACGTGGTAAACACGACCAGGATCAGTCTCGTTAGTAACAATCTGATCTGCCTGTGAAGGTGCTTGTGTTGGGTTATTAGGCCAGTTAGTAGTATCTGAACCACCAGTACCAACTTGTAGGAAGTCGTGACCTGTTAAACGAACAACAGAGAATTCCTTTCTTACAGTTACAGCAGTGCCATCAGGAACAGGAGTTGCTCTAGAAGTTGAGAATACTAGAACGTGATAAGCAATACTATTAGCAGTAACACTACTTACAGTTTGAACTTGATAAGCATTACCATCAGTTTGATTAAACTGAAGAGAATCACCTGGATCTGCTGAAGTGTTGAATTGTGTTACCAGAATTCTTCCAGACTGGTTTGTTTCTACACTTGCTGCTGCCATTGTTGCAGTAGCACCAGAAGAACCACCAGTTACAACTTCGTTTGGAGCAAATGTTCCAGACTTACCTACAATGTATAGAACTTTTGGTTCTGATTGTTGGTTTACAATATAAGCAGTTGCACCAGATGTTCCACCAGTAATTTGCTCACCAGGTGTAAACTGTGTTGTAAGAACGTTTACATAGTTAAGCATGATACCACGAACGTTTCCTCCATTTGGAGTTTCGCCAGTATCAAATCCTTTTGCAAATACACCGTACTCACCATAAGAGTTTGATGAGTTTAGTGATCTAATTTTAGAACCGCCAGTTGCAGCATAACCAACTTGACAGTAATATGTGAAACCAGAGATACACTCTACGTTTGCATTATCTTTTGCCCAAATACCAAGACCATCACTATGAATAGCAGTATATGTGTGGAACAACATACTACGGTTTCCACCTGCATGAAGTGAACCATCAACAAGAGCACCAGTAGCACCGTCACCAAAAGAGGTTACGTTATAAATGTATGGTGACTTATCAGAAATTGCACTTTGTGCGTTCAATGCAAAGTATGTACCACCAATAGTTGCTGCTTCTGGATCATGTCCTGGATTACCTGGTTGATATCCGCCCATGCCATCAAGAACGCAGTCTTGAACAATCGTACCATTACTCAAACGGAATAGAACAGAACGAGTATTGAGTAGAGAACCAGAGGAATCTAGACCAGTTCCTGGTTTGATGATCGTGGCACGGAGGTTATCACCAACGATTGTTGTATAAGGAGGAACAACGATTGGTAGTTGAACTTCCTCATAAACACCTGCTTTTACAAAGATAACAGCAGGAGCACTTGCAGTGGGAGTACCAATAGCACCACAAGCATACTTTACTGTTTTAAATGCTGTGTCAATAGATCCACCACGTCCATTAGCGTCAGTACCATTAGTAGCAACATAATAGACGTTAGTAGCACCACCAATACTACCCCAAACAACGTCATTTCCGTCAGATTGGAGAACAGCACCAGCAGCACCAAGATTTAATTTTTGGATTCTACCATTAGAATCATAGTAGAGAACATCACCTCTAGTACCAGTGTTGATGTTCGTTCCTTGTAATGAAAGGGATCCTCCAGAAGCATAGGTTGTAGTTCCGCTTACGCTCAAACTACCACTTACGTCTAAACTATTACTATCTGGAATTGAGACTGACGTTCCAGTGCGCCCTTTAATTTTGTCTACTCTTAATGTGGACATGCTGTTTTATTCCGTAGATTGGCACTTGTTCTGAGTTATTTATACAATGAGGACTGCTGTATCTCCAATAGAAACAGTCACTCCATCTTCAATATCAATAGATATATCTTCCTTATATTCTTGAGGAATCATACAATATCCTACTTTTTTATCACCTGATAATTCTGCATCTTGTACAAATGTTGTTCTTATATTATCTGCAAAATCTGTAAGTTTTGGTAGGTTTGTTCTCTCAGTTGGATTTGAGAAAAACAAATAATCAGTGGTATCAGTTAGAGATAGTACACAACCGTCATCAATATCAACTGTTACACCATCATCAATATCAACAGTTGCATCCTCGTGAGTATAAACTTCTGCAAACTTGTTAGGAGATTTTATACTTCTATCAGAACCAAATCCTCCATAATAGAAAAAGATAATTTTATCAATTTGGTCTGAGACTACACCAATGTCAGCACCAGCAATTTGAATTCTACCAACGTTTAGGTTTGCTGTACCAGTGTATGCTGCATGAATGTCTGCTGCAATTTCATTGATAGCAACCCTTTGAAACTCAATGGTGTTAGATGGTTGAACAATCTTTTTATTAATGCCTGCCATTAGCCTATAAAAATACCCTCTCTAGTATTTAGAGAGGGCAAGATTTCATCATTCAGTCGCAGGTGTCGTAGGTTCTGGGGGACCATCCGATGTCTCTACCTGCTCCTCGTTCTTTGGGGAAAGCAAATCTAGAGTTTCCAACCCACCCAATAGTTTAATTTTATATTCTCTGAGTGCTTGTAAATTCTTTTCTGCTTCTAAAATTTTTGTGTCTGCGTCTTTAAGTTGCTTATCAAATTCAATCTTGAGACTAGCGGCATCCATAATATCTAATTTGTAATGTGTACTATTTAGGTGGTCTTCATAATATAGCACAAAGCATAGTAAGGTGGCAAGTTTGCACCAGTTGCAGAAGAACCTTGTGTGTTGGTTCCAGTATCAGAAGGATTTCCTGTGGTTCCAGAAATACTAACGTTTTTACTACCTGTAGTTCCACTAACACTAATGTTAACATTATCACTTCCACTTCCACTAAAACTAAAGCTGTGATTGTGATCCTGACTTATACCAGCAGTAGTTCCACTGTGTGAGTGACCTCCTGCACTTTTAGTATTGCGGTTGTAATCCGCAGTCCAATCAGCAGTATCTTTAGGACCAGAACCACCTTGATCATCTGTTCCATCACCAAAATCCATACCGTGTGTGTGGGATCCTGTTGAGTTCGTACTAAATGTATGAGTATGGTTCTGACTTTGATTTCCTGTAGTTCCACTACCACTAACAGAAATATTAACGGTATCACTACCACTGCCACTGAAAGAGTGATCGTGACTGCCACTGCCACTGAAAGAGTGAGTGTGATTATTGATGGTGTGTGAGTGAGATACTAACGTAGCATCAGCACTACCACCAGTGTCTCCTACATTGTAAGTAGAACCCGCACCAATAACAAATGTATTTCTAAGATCTGGTGGGGTTACCTGACTACCATTAATAGTACGTGTTTGACCATCACATAGTATCCAACCAGATGGAATAGCATTTGCTGCACCAGACCATAATATAATTCCACCAGGAGGAAATACATGATATGCACTACTATCTACAGATCCATCTGCTTTTAAAAATTCACTAGATGAACCACCTGTTTTCTTAAATCCACCTGCCTCTATTTGACCAGAAGCAGAATTAAATTTTAAATTAGTTCCTGTCTTAGGTTCTAAATTTCCAGTTGAATCCTTAACAAATAATGGATAACAACTATCATCACTACTCTCATCTGCTACTGTAATTTGTGTAGGGGTTGTAGTGCTAATAACTCCAGCAGTAATATCAATTCCACTACCAATTTTTACACCACCTAAAACAGTGCTAGATGCTGTAGGTAATGAATAAACTGTATCCGTTGAACTTACAACACCATTGCCATCAATACTAAGATTTGTACCTATCTTAATTCCACCAAGAACTGATGATGATGCAACTGGAATAGATGTTAAAAATCCAGATACATCTGGAGGTGTATATGTAAATGTTCCGTTAGTATTGTTGTAAGAAAGAGCAGCAGATCCAGGTGAATTTGAAACAACAGAAAAACTAGTAAGAGAAACACCGCCACCACTAGATTGTGCTATCCAAGCATAGTCATTACCATTCCAACTTAATACTTCACTAGCAGAAGCAGAAGATGTATTTAAATGAGTATCAACATTAGAATCTCCATAGGAACTTCCAGTTCCAATAGGATGTGCATCTACCCATTGATTACTATCACCATCAGTATAATATATTTTTAATCTACCCTCGTCAGATTTATACCAAAGGTCTCCATTTGAAGGAGAAGATGGAGCAGTATCTGAAACAGATACGGTAGCACCCCCACCACCACCAGAAGCAGTGGCATCAGTATCATTTGTCCAAGAACTACCATTGTACTTTAACACCTGTCCGTTAGATGGACTTGTTATAGTGACATTGGATAAATCTTGAAGATTGACTGGTATAGTTGGTTTATTTAAAATTACTGCTAACCCACTAGTAGCAGCCCAATCAGATTGCACTGCTCCATCATCATCAGCGATGACCCAAGAAGTACCATTATATTTTAAGATTTTATTGTTTGCTAGTCCACTTGTATTGACATCACTGAGATCATTCAATGCAGATACAGTAGATTTTGAGTTCCAAGAATTAATATCTGCTTGAGTGATATTCTTTACATGTGTTGGAACTGTAGGATCAGTTTCTGTAAATGATGTTAGATAACCAGGCGTAAAGTTTACCCAATTACTACCATTCCATTTTAATAGTTGATCTGTTTGAGCACTGGTAATAGAAACATCACCAATATCATTAATACCACTAATTGTTGTTCCTGTGTTATCTGTACCATTTACCCATGCAGTACCATTCCACTTGAGAACCTCATTTGCTTGTGGATTGTTGATAGTTACATTTCCAACTTGACTGAGAGTAGAAATGTTTGCAGAAGTATCAGTACCGTTTTCCCATGCAGACCCATTCCATTTAAGAACTTGTCCTACGGATGGACTGTTGACAGTTACATCAGTGTGTCCACTAACAGAACCAAGAGTAGTTAAAAATCCACTAAGATCTGGTGGAGTATATGAGAATACCGCAGTGCCATTATTGTAAGAAAGAGCACCACCTCCACTAGCAGGATTAGTTATAATAGAAAAACTAGTACTAACTACGTCCGTGTCTAGAACCCAAGCAGTACCGTTATACTTAATTATTTGCTGTACGTTAGGATTGGCAGCAGTTACATCAACAAGATCATCTAAAGAAAAATTTGCAACTGTAGTATTGAGAGCATGAAGGTCAGCAGCAATTTCGTTAATTTCTTGCCTTTGCTGCTCAAACGTATCAGTTTTTGGGACGTTCCGTAATACCATCAGGATCCACCAATTGTTTTAATAGAGATTTGATCTCACTCATCTCACCTTTAAGATAATCTAATTCATGTTTCATATTTTGAAACTTTGATTTAGATCTCTTGTATTTCTCAAAAGAAGACCTATCGGTATTTATGATAGCGCCAGAATTCACATCCCTGTAGAGATGATCATTATCTTTAACTTTTAAATGATCCATTATAATCCGAATCTTCCTTTCTCAGCATTCCAATGTGCAGCAATCTCTTGATTTGATAATGATCTATTGTAGATTCTAACAATAGCAACTTTACCTTCTAATCTTTCGTAATCATCTGCTCTTGATGCAATAGCAAATCCAGTACTACTTGAGACTGCCATACTACTACCCTGACTATGACTACCTTTCAATGAGTTATTAACCCACCAATAGTGAGTGCCACCAGTATACTGCCATACACAATGGAACCAAACATTATCACCAAATGAATCCCAGTCTCTATCACCAGAACCAGCACTAACTCCAGAACTATTAAAGTGGAACTGACCACCAGGATCTACAATATGGTTAAACTGATTAGGGAATCCACTACCATATCGTGATACAAGTACATCTCTTCCAGATCCATTGTACATGTACCACCCTTCAATACACAAAGAAGCAGTATTTAATTTATCTGACATCGCAGGGTTTCCACTACCTGCACCAACAGTAATTCTACAATTATTAGTGTAAGTGTCTATATGTCCACCATTAGCAGTCTTATAATTAAAAGATCCACCATTCAAGTTTACTGGAGTATTAGATGAACTACTACCCCAATCTGTTGAACTATGGTCTAATGCTGCTGCTAATGATGTTGAACCAGTAATTTGTTGATTATCAGAATAAGACAGTCTTCCAAAATCAAGGTCCATCAATAAACCAGATCCAGGACCTTGAGAATAAGCAGCACCTCCACCTAATGCACTCCATGCAGAACCATCCCATGCTTTAAGTTTATCATCAGTTGTATTGTAAACAATACTACCCTCGTCATTTGCTCCAAGTCCACTTGGATCTGAGGATTCTGGTCCGTAAATTCTTCTGTTTCCTACGTAAATTGGTGACATATTATCCTCTATTAAGCATCCACCCAAGCGGTTCCATTATAAACTTTTAGTTTATTTTCGGTGGTATTATAGTATTCATCTCCTTCTGTTGGAGCAGGGGATGTTGGAGCAGAACTAGATTCAGCGTAATACTTACGACCGCCAATGTGTAGTGGCATCACTGAACCTCCTGAAGCATGAACTTGTACTTCTTACCGCTTCTCCTATTTATTAGGAAGAGGTCTGTTTCACCCTCTTGAATTGTGTATTGACCCCAAGTTCCATCAACATCATTAGTACCACCCTCGTTAGATAGTTGAAGGTCAGCAGAGTAGATGTTTGCCCAGCGAGCATTAGATGCTCCAAGGTCTTGTGTACCATCAGTACCAGGAAGAACTTTTCCATCTCCACGAACAAGGAATTGTGCTGCCTTAGCACCACTTGCTCCAGTGTTAGCATAAACAGCAAAAGTATTTCTTGTTGCTGTGACTCCATGTTTTTGATAGATTTCAAAACCATTACTATTATCATCACATTGTGATACAAACAGATGACCGTTAATAGCAGTGTTTAAATCTGCACCTAAAGTTCCAGAAACGTCTCCAGTTTCAAATCTACCATTTCCAAAAGCTTTTAGTGTAACATTTGTACCACTACCAGATGTATTAACAATTTGGAAACAGTCTGTCGTATATCTGGTAGTGTAGATATTCAAAGAACCGTTACTACCACCAACTGATACACCATTATTATTAGTAGAGTTTGAAGCAGCTCCAAAATTTCCTAAACCATTAGCGTAGAGTTCAAATGTGGTGGCACCAGCAGCATTATCACCAGTGAAATTACGACCATCAGCGAGGTTTCTAGCATATACAGCAGACTTGTTTGAAAGACTATTTGCGTTCGCATAAGCAATCAAACCATAGTCATCAGGAGCTGCAGATCCACTACCAATAGTTACGGTTTCAACAAACGAAGCAGATCCGTCAGAGTTAATTCTGGCAGTACGATCATTTGCTGTTAAACCACCTTTGTAAACTTCATACACAGGATTGTTGGTAGAGTCGTTGCGAGCAACAACATTTGCTCCATCACTTACAAAGTTGAGGAATAAATTACCAGAAGCAAACGAAGCACCACCATTGTGGTAAATAGCTGCCTTCAATGAACCAGCAGTAGTTCCACCACTGTAGATAGAAATTGCCTGACCTGTAGCAGGTCTAGAATCACTTCTTAACTGGAAGTATCCACTATCTCCCATGTTAATTCCATCATTATTTTGGAATGTTCCAATGTTATACTGACCTGTTTGAGTAAGTCCAGTAAGAGTTCCAACAGAAGTGATGTTATTTTGACCAGCAGTTGCAAGGACACCAGTAATAGTCTTACCAGACTCCATGGTTAGTCCAGTACTATTAAAAGTACCAACTAAAGCATTACTAGTTCCTGTGTAGATTGGAACTGAAGCACCCTTAATTCTAAGAGGATTCCATGTTGAAGTTCCTCTGTTAAAAGAAGATATCTGACCAGTATTAGCATCAGGTGCAAAAACCTCAACACCAGAACCAGTAGAAGGAGTAAAATTACCAGTAAAATGTCCACCACCAATACTACCTAGACCTGCTACTGTTAACGTATTTGATTTTAAGGAAGTGGCGGCTTCAAGACCAATACTACTTACAAGAGCATCTTTAGCATCAACAAAATTAAATGTTATATCTGTAGCAGAATCAATTGTAATACCTGCACCATCAGCCTGAGCATCACTGGTGCTTCCTTTAGCAATTAAAATATTTTTATCGGTAACTTCTAGATTGGCAGAAGAAACGGTTGTGGTGGTTCCTGTAACATCAAGGTTACCAGCAATCGTAACAGTACCTCCACCACTGTTAGCGTTGATTGTGAAGGCATTAGGGACTGCTAAATTAGCACCAGTGAACCCATTAGTCCCATCTACCTTTAAGAAGGTAGCATTTGCTGTAGTTTGAGAACTATAAAAAGACCAATGATCTTGAGCAACAAGATTAATCTCTTGTCTTTGTTGCTCAAAAGTAAAATTGGTTGCTACATTTCTTTGTGGCATTGTATTGATCCTCTAATTAGTATGATGCGACTGCTCTTATATCCTGAATTTTGGGGACATAAGCGGGGTTACGAGATTTCATAACAAGTTTTACAGCAAATGATGAAAACTCAGGAAGATCTTCAACACTATAACTCAATTCTTGATATGATGATTGTTTCTCAGTGATGCCACTGATAGAGTTTTCTGAGGTTGCAAGTGTATCTACGTCAGGTAAACCAGTACCATTGAAGTAAATCCATTCAATATCCTCAAAATTCTCTTGAGATGAAGATTTCTTTATTCTATATAGGAGTCCAATGTTGCTTATGTCACTGGTATTAGCAGTGATTCTAACATTGATTCCAGTTGCAGGATTTTCAATTGCAACTTCTTTAGTTACATACTTAGCAATAGTAGAACTATTCTTAGATTTGATATCTGAAATAAAGTCAACACCATCAGTATAAGATATCTTAGATACCTGAATGAATCCTGCCTCGTCTGCTGACTGTCCCTCGTATGATAAGAAATCATCTACACGGAAAATATCAGTTGCTTGTGACCCTACAACAGAATTTCTAGCAAATGGATCATTTGCGATACCAGTTGCCTTACTTGTGTAATCATTGTTAATTGGTTGCTTATCATTAGTAACAGTTAGTTTTCCTGCTTTACTATCCCAAAGAACAATAGCAGCATTAATTGTATTGTCGTAGGTATTAGCAAATCCATCTGGACTTCTGCCAGTTACTGTACTTACTGCTACTGTGTTGGGGAAAGAAGGAATTACTCTTGTAATAGAAGCATTATCAACTGTAACTTTATTCGTACCATTATCATTCAATGCTGTTTGTGTTGTGAATTTCAATGTCTCACCAGCTTGGAATGTATTGGTTGTTTTCACAACTACAGTTACTTCGTTTCCATCTACTTTAACAATCTTACCAGAGGCATTACTAGCAACACCAGTCAAGGTATCTAAACCTTGTACATTAGTGCCTGGTGTTGTAATAGTAGTTCCACTGTGAGTGTTAGTAACTGTAAACTTATATACAGGGTAGAATTCAAGAATTTGATCTCTACGTCCAAATCTATCTTCCTTACCAAGAGGATACTCAACTCTATTAGAAATAGTTTTAAGTGATGCTCTAGAAAGATCAACTAGTGGAGATAGGTGATCAACTGTACTAGAAAGATCAAGTTTATATGTAAGAGATCTTTCAAGGTTATTAACAGATTCGTTAATGGTTGATGCAATAACCTTTTGGTTGATAAAGAAGAAATCTTCATTCAAGAATGTCTTCTCATATTCTGTTTGTGAATATGATGTAAATGTGCCAACATTATCATCTACAGGTTTAACATTAGTTGTCTTGACTGTAGTATCAATTTTAGTTTGTGTAAATGATAGATTTGGAACAATAGCATGTACCTTCTCAAACTTTCTATTGTATGTTGCTAGTACATTTGTACCACCACCAAATGCGTTAGAAGATGCTCTGCTAGATGTTGTAATTACATAACTATCAACACCACTATTGGTTACTTGATACAACTCAGAATTTAATTTAGTTGCAGTTACTCCACCAACATCAGATGCAGACTTGAAGAATACATATGAATTGCCAGAATCTTCAAATCCATTATCAAAGTGATTAACTTTAACTTTAAAGTTATTATTCTTGAATAGACTTGATGTAGCACCAGTATTTGCAGATGCATTTGTTTCAATTGGATTTGAATCTAATCTTTCATATCCCAATTCTTCATTGGTAAGAAGTAGAGATGCAGTTCTTGAAACATCAAACTTAGCACGCTTAATTGTAAACTTCAGATCTTCAAATAGATCTTCTGTCCAAGCATTAGTATTCTGAGACTTAAATAGAGATCCTAGTGCAGGTTGGGTTGTGACAGTTGTGCTAGTGGCAATCTCTGTTTCACCTAACTTAGATGCCCAAACAAGATAGTCAACAGAATCTGTTTCTAATACTAAAGCATACTCAGTATCGTTTTCTAGATAAACTGGATAATCAAAAGCAAAGTTAGTAGCAGTTGTAGAATTTACAGTATTGTTTGTTGCATCATCAATGGCAACACCCATTCTTACTGCTGGACTATCAATAGTAATAGAAGATGAAATTACAGCACCAGCATTACCTGTTCCTGTACCTGCAATAACAACAGCAGGGGGTTCAGTGTATTCAGAACCAGAAAGAACAACCTCAGTATGATATACTTTACCACCACCAACTCTAACTGTTGCAGTAGCAGTACCGCCACCTGGCAGTTGAGGACTTTCAATACTTACAATTGCTGAATCATAAGAAGAACCAGTATTAGTAACTTTTAGACCAGTTACTCTACCAGAATCCTTCGCAATCTTGAGAGTGTTAGCAGTGTTGTTTGTATTGTTAGCAAGAGTTAGTGAAGGAACTTTTAAGTCTTCATCTTGCTGGAAAGATACACCAGTGTGATTGCTTAATACTAATGTATATACTTGATCGCTAGTTAAAGAGAATATACCAGAAGAAGATGGAGTTACTTCTAGTTTATTCTTGTCATATACCTTAGAGATAGGACCTGAAGCATTAGATACAGAACCAGTTACTTTCTCTCCTTGTGTAATTGATAGATTTGCACTAGCAACAACCCTCAGATAAGTTTCGGGGCAAAGAACCTTTTGTGTACCAGGAACAATGTTTTTACCAGGCTTACTGTTTTGTACATCAGTCAAGTAAACTCTAATAGGAATATCATCACTCTTAGCATTGAAGAATAGATCAACACCTGTTGCAAACACACCACCATCAAAGTTCTCAACCTTAAATGTTTGAGCAAGTGGATTTGGTCTGATTGGATTTGAAGTATTGCTATCAGTTAACTGAGTTCCTTCATTTGCTTTGAAGAATGCTGGAGAGGTAGAAACAATAGATGAAGGATTGTCTGGAATAACACCTGTTGCATAATACTTAACTTCAGCATAAGTATCAGCAGAATCTTTATCTGCATCAGTTGAACTAGAAGTAAATCTAATAGTTTTTATACCAGTGGTAAATCTAACTTCATCACCAGCATCGTCATAAAGAACTGTATCAACATTACCAGTCCAAGAAGTATTTTCTCTTGGTGGTTTGCCAGCAGGAATTAGAAGAATACCACTAGCATTTCCATTCTCATCAGTCTTAATTTCTCCATTAAATGCAGATAGTGAATTACCAGCAATACCAGTATATCTTGCATCAGGAATAATCCAACGAGAAACATCCTGACCTTCCATGAAAGCATAGACTTTCGTGTTTGGTTTTAGACGATTGATTACATACTTAACAGGAATGCTTCTTGCAAAGAATGATAGAGACGTTGCAACAACATTAGATCCAACACCCTTAGTATTGATACCTTTACCTACTTCATTGTTTTCTGGACTAATATTTGAAGAACTTCCAACAGAAGCATTGGTAACACTAGATTCTGATAGACTAGTATTTGTCTCAGCAAAAGATCCAATGTTAAAGAATGCTCTGTTTGCACCAATCCAGTTAACTTTGTAAGAACTGTATAGACTAGAAAGTGAATCTCTAACAGTGCTCTTCGCTAGGAAGATAGAATATAGATTAGTGTTATTATCTTTTACTAATGGAGCAGTGGTATTGTCATACCAAGAATCTGCGTTAGGACCGATAAATGAATCACCAACGTACTGAAGTACAACAAATGGATTGGGGTTGATTGTCTTGGTAGCAAAATCATTACCAAGCATTTTCAATTCTGAATATGGAAGTGTTACACGATCTCCACTTCTCTTATAACCAGCATTTGTTCTTTGGTCATCTCTTGTATAGACTTCTTCCAATACAAGTGAATCTTCTTTAGATTGTGCTCTTAGAACAGACTGTTGTGTGTCAATAGCACACTTATAGTCATCAGATCTTAAAGATCCAATTTTATGTGCCTCAAAGTTATCAACAATGAAACCACTCTTATAACGATTGTTACCATCAGCATCAATAATTTCCATATTGAGTGCTTGCTGCTCTAGAATACTAAGTGTGGTGTAGTATTCAAGACGTTCAATACGCTTCTCCAATTTACCAATGTCACGCATTGTGTAACGCTTATTGTCAACTGGATTGATTCTTACATCTTTATTAGACTGTGTAAAAGCAGGAATATAAAGATATGCTAGTGCAATAGCATCACTAACAGGATCTGGTTTAGATGGATTTAGAGAAGAGTTACCTTCTTTAACGATAAAGTTGCCCTTTTTGTTTAAGAAGACACCATCAATTCTATCAAGATACTGTTTCTGTGTGAATGAGAATGTAAATTCAAGACTAGAATCAGGAGCAGGAGTGCTAGAGACAACACCACCACTACCAGAGAAAGATCTTGTATTAGATGCACCTAGAAGAGTAGCATTGGTTGTAGGACTATTCTGGAAACCAGAAATGATAGCATTGCTATCAACTTTAGGTCTAAAGTCAATAACATCACCTAGACTGACATTTCCTAGTGCAGGAGAATTGAATTTAGGAATCTCACTTGCTGGAACACCTGCTTCATGCAAGTAAGAATCTACCACACAGAAATCACCTGCTGTATGCTCAAAATAATCAAAAGCAATTACAAGTTTACCTGAAGGAACATCTGCACCTGCTTTTAAAATAATTCTAGAAACATCATACAAAGTGTCTCTTTGACCATCATCAAATGTAAATCTGTTTGTAACATCAGTACCACTAACTAGAGTACCATTCTTATCTACGACAGGTGCATCAGAAGATGTACCCATGTAAACATATCTTAGTTTGTATGCATCAGCATATGAGGATACAGTTGTAGCAGTAGTATCGTAGTCTGTACCACGAATAGGAATTACTCTATCACCAACAGAATCTACTACAACTCTCTTGTTTTCAATAGATGTCTTAAGTCTTGGTTTTGCATTAGTTACTTCTAATGTAGCAGTCAACTTAAGTTTGGGGAAAACTGTGTAAGTTGAAGAGGCAGGACCGAAGTAATTATCTGGGAGGTTTAGTGTTACACTACCAGAAGTTAAACCACTAGCAGCATCAACAGAAGCAGCAATGTTTACTTGTTCTGATGTGATATAAATTACATCACCCTTAGCAATCTTAGATGTGCCAGAGGTAGTGCCAGGATCAAGAACTGTAATTAGGAAGTTGCTTTCAGTAAATGACACAAAACGTTGTGTTCCATATTCTAGTTGTGCAGCAAAAGCAAATCCACCGTTAGTCAATCCACTACCACTACTTACAAAATCTCTTCTTAAGAAATAAGAGATCTTGGAGTCATCAGAATTTGCAACTAGTGAACTAATTTGGTTAGTCCCTGTTTTAAATAAAAGAGTTCCTGAGTTAAAGTTTTTAATAGTAGGACGAACTCTAACCACACTAGTATTAGTTACAGTAGCAGGTAGAGATCTGTCTAGATAAATTCTAGATTTTAATACACCAGAAGATTGAGTTGCTTGTTGAACAATAGCACGGATAGTAGTGTCAGTTGTATCTGCAAACTGAATTAGGTCTCCCTGCTGCAAGAACTTAGATGTATCACCACCAAATCCATTACATTCAATATATTTCTTACCAAGTTCTCCACTAAATGTGAAGTCTGTTACTGCTTTAACTTCAGCATACTTTTCTCTATTGACTTCAATATCAGATGTATATGTATTGGCATTACCAGAACCAAACTCACAGAAGAATGACTTAACATTCTGTGGAGTGAAGGTTACTACAGAATCTCTTGCAAGAACTGGGATAACAACAGCACCAGAACCCGCACCACCACTAGGATTAACTACAGTGACAATAGGAGGTCTTGAGTATTCAGTGCTAACAAGATCTCTGTTTACAATATTTGCACTGATAACTTTGTTGCCTGATAGAGCAAGATTTACTTTGGAAATATCAAAATCAACACCATCAATTCTTAACTTTGTTCCTGCATTATAGTTGTTACCTCTAGCAGCAACAATGAAATGAGAAATAGTGTTATCTTTACGAATTCTTAGGGTGTTGTTGCCCTCATCTCTAATTGGTTCACCTGATTGGAAAGTTCCAAACAAGGTCTTAACCATCAAAGTTTTGTTTGTGGAGAATGCTGTATCTGTTGCACCTTCCACTACACCGTAAGCACCACTTACTAGACCGTATACATACTGACCATAAGTAAATGTACCTGTAGTAATTGGTTGATCTAGTACAATTTTCGTGAAGAATTGTGGATCAAAATATGATAATCCAAAAGTTGTATTGTATACAGGATCTCCATTGGATTGTCTTCCCTTAGATACTACTACATCAGTATCTGTATCAAAACCAGAACCTTTCTCTACAAGAGTCACATTACTTGGTTTAGCAATACCAATTATAGGTGTAATAGTTTCGTTATAATCAACAATAGTTGCAAATTCTGTAGAAGAAGAATTCTTAGCATCATTCTCACTTAAGAATACTCTTCTATTAAAACTAGTCTCTCCATTATCATATTCAATGAAGAACTCATCCAAATAGTTCTTCTTACCACTTAGAGTAACTTCAAAGAAAGTATTTGCTGTATTAGAGTCTACTTCAACTCTGTTTACAATTGACAATGCGATAACAGAAACATTATCAACTACTGAAGGTGCTCCACTATTAGTTCTACTAACAACAAACCAAAGATTTGAAATTGCACCTAATTTAGAATCATTATCAGTAGTTGCATTACCACCAATATTATCAATGTTAATGCTACTATCAATTTTGAGGTATACTGTCTTTAGACCAATGTCAATACCAAAATACTTACCACGACGATCTGTAGTTTGCTTGAGTGCAGTTACAGTCTCAGTATTGTTTAGACCAATAGAACCATCATTGAAGTTGGAACAGAGGAATACATTTGGATATACAGTTAGGTCAGCACCTTCTGCATTTAGGGGAACTGTACCAAAAGTATTGTTAACCCTATAGGTTGGTAAACCAGAAGTTTGTAAACGAACATCAGATCTATCAAGTGTTTCTCTTGCTTTGCCTAGAGTTAAATATTTTGTTTCTTTATTAACAATCTCAAAACCTTTTACATATGCTTTGCCAGGTCCGATACTTGCAACTAGTTTGTCAGATGCTTCACTGGTAGTAAAACCATTTACTAAACCAAAAACATCAGCAGAGTAAACACCTAGATTGCCATTGTTTTGATAAAACTCTCTAACATCAATAGAGAAGTCATCAACAACATAATCACCAGACTCATCAAAAGTTCTTCTTGCTAAAGTTTGCTCAAGAAGATTATAGTCTGTTTGTACTACTTGACTCTGTACAGAACCAGACTTAATTGTTAATAGTTGAATAAAATTCTTATCGGTTGTCGCAGTATATGCGAAGTTAACTAGAGATAGAGAAATCTTTAGTCTGTCAGCACCAGGCGCACTGAAGTTGGTAGAACCAATAGCATTATCATATAGAGACTCATCTGTCTCAGATGAGACAATAGTTTCTTCAATTTTAAAACCTACTTTTGCTGAAGGCTTATCATAGTAAGGATCAATAACCTTGAGTTGAGATGCGTTTCTTACAAAATACCCATTGACAAAATAAATTCCTTCTTCCACCTTTACAGCAGAAGCAAATCCCATTGCATCACTAACTAATGATGCTGTTGCACCTGTATCAGGATTAGTAACATCAATACTGGTTGGCAAGACACTGCCATCAGTACCAACAACTAAAAGAGGTGTGTTAACACCATCTACAACTTCTAGTGTCTCACCTTGTCTAAAAGTTTCTTCGTTGCCAGCGTTACCACTGTTTACATAATTGACATAAACAACATCTGAAGTTGTTTCTGTTGCTTTTGTTGCCTCAACTACACTAGCAACAACGCCAGATGTGATACCTTTTAACTGTTGTCCTTTCAGTAAGGTTATGTCATATTTTTTGTAAACTATATTCCCATCAACATTGGTAGGAATTTCTGTTACTGAAGATAGTTTAACAAAGTTAAGTTTAGTATTAAGAGCGACTTCACCTGGTATTACCAGTTCACCTTGTTTAAAGGCATATTTACCAAAACTCTCAATCTGATTCTGAAGAGAAGACTGTAACTGGGTTAACTCTCTCGCTTGGATAGAATAGCCAGGGCGAAAGAGCACCTTGTAGAAGTTCTTATCCTGTGCAAAATCGTCGTAGTATGGGGCTACATTAAGGTTCGTCTTCTGAGGCATCTCACGTTATCTCTGATTGTTGTCGGGTATGATCAGAATTCAATTACGAGCTTAATGTCCTCAATCTGGTCAGCAGCTCTAGTAATTTGTCTTCTGTTCTCTATGTATACGATATCTCCAGAGTTAGGTGCGATCTCAGGGGTTGCTTTTCCGTCTGTGAAAGAGATGTCAGCAAGTGCTGTATCTTGGTTTCCATCAATAGGACGTGCAGTAGATGATGTAGCACCAGTCACATTATTTGTAGCATGATCAAATGCTAGAACTTTACCATTGTGTGTATGAAGGTCAGGAGATTGGAAATACTTTAAAATACCATTGGTTGCATCCCATGAGACAACTCTACCTTTAGCAGTACCACCACTAACAGTTTGTGTAATCTCTTCATCAATGGTATAGTCACCACTACCTGTTAACTTAAGTGCAGCAGTACCACGTAGAGTACTTGCAGAAGCAACAGTTGTAGTGCCGTAATTATATGGGTCTTGGATAATACCAATACGACGGAAGTCGTTATCTACTGGGAAGTCTCCAGAACCTTCTGCATAAGTTAGACGAACGTTCGTCATAACTCTCTTTGCAAAGAACTCAGAAGCGAGATCAGCACCATGACCACCCTCAGGTGACATAATTACCTCAATAGCACCTGTAGCGTTTGCAGCGACTGTAGCAGCGGTAGATAGAGCAGCATCGGTATATACGTTACCGTTTACTAGGCGAACATTGCCATAAGTATATCCACTACCAACCGCTTCCATTGTTGCAGCAGTGATAACACCACTACCATTAGTTGTAATCTTAACCTTAGCACCAGCACCATCTCCATCAACACCAACATAAAGTGTTGCAGATGTAGGCATATTAGCACCACCGTCCTTAACTACAGCGATATGCACAGCACCATCAACTACAGCAGGACCATCATATGTTCCCATTGGAAGGAAATCACTGGATAGGAATGCAATAACGTCAGCAGTACCTAGAGTATACATATACTTCCAGATGTACCCAGTAGCACTCTCAGTAAAGATGCCATTAGCATATGTACCTTGACCAGCACTAGGTGTAGTCTTAGGTTCATACACAGCGTTAACACCTGTTGCATTAGCAGGAGTTTGACCATTGTATAGACACTTGAACACCTCATAGTTGGAGTTCATTACATAATACTTAGATCCAGACAATGAAGCACTACCAAGTGCAGTTTGAGTACCAACTGCACCACCGCCACCAGGTGTTACTGAGTAGGATGGGCGATACATGTCAAACTTAGGATTAGTTGACAGACTCCAGTTATAACGAGGAGCAACCAGACGAGCAAATGTAGATGTGATACGTTTAGCAGCAATCAAATCATCATATACGGCAGCTTTCTCAGTTTGATTGTCAATAGGAGCAGGAGGAGCGTCTTCAGTAGCAAATCTATAGGTGCTCCATTTAGCAGTAGCACTAGATGTGCCTCCTGTAATAGTAGACCCAGATGCGGGAACTGCTGTAGTATTAGTAGTAGCAAGTAGCAAACTGTTAGGATTTACTTCCTGTACAGTTGCAGAGTAGGTTCCACCATCACTAACAGTTTCTCCAACTTGGAACGTGCCACTCACATTATGAATCTCAAGATAAGAGTACCACTTTTGTGGACGACCAACAAAGAAATACATGTTGGTAGGTGACGCTTCGCTAAGCGACTCTAAGAATTGCTTCGCATTGAAGATTCTAAACTTTTCTGAAATAATAGCTGCCATTGTCTAAGCTCGTGATTTATAAGACTGAATCTGGTTTATTTATACGTATTTATTACGCACTTCTGAAGAAAGGTTCGCTGGTGGTATGCGCTTTTGCTGTAGTACCATTCGCACCTCTCGTACATCCCGTAAAACGATCACTCTGTTTACCAGTATAGGTGATCTGTTCTGTTCCTAATTGTAGAGTTCCCGCTGCGGGGAAATTAGTAGTGTTTTCAACATAAACAATAGTATCACTACTGTTTAGGTTTTGGTTGATTCTTCCTAGGTAATAATTTATGCTTGGATAACCAACATTAAATGCATACCCAGCATCAGAAACACCTGAGCCAGGATGATTAGCAAAGTCCTCTAGGTCAAATCCGTATCGTGTAAATTCATCAATTGTATATGCGGAAACAGATACACCATTATGTAGTATGTTTCCTGTATCCATAAATTTAGCATTCTCCCACATCTGGAAAGAAGGTCTTAATGTAATGTTTGCAAATCCAGTAGGGACAGTAGACCAGATCCTATGATCTGTAAATCCAAACTGATAACCAAACACTCTCCAAACCTGAGTTGATAGAGATGGTTGAGACTCAATAGATCTATCTAGTTCAATATGAACCTTAACCACTGCATCCGATGTCTTAACGTCAGCAGTTCCTGTGCTTGTAGGGCGGATAAGAAGTATTTCCTTATTAACAGCAAATGTTGATGCTTGATTGAGTGCAATAGAAGGGAATTCAACTGTTATTAATGTGCTTGCAATTGCAGCAGGTGATAGCACCGTAGTAACGATGGCATTACCTATTGGAACTCCACCAACAGTTCTTGTTCTAGTGTATGAACTTTCTGCATTGACAGGACCTGGCGCACCAACACTAGAGAATTGATTATGTAAAATTAAGTTTACAAAAGAATCAATTTTTCTATTTTGTTTCTTGACTATGTACTGTTTTGCAACAACAACTCTTGGTGCTTGTGTATAACCAGTTCCACCATCAGTTATAACAATATCTATTACAGTGCCATTTACAACAATAACTTCTGCTCTGGCACCACCACCTTCTTGGTTCTCAGGAACGAAGTGTAGTATAGGTGCTTTCTCATAACCAGAATTAGGAATAGATTTATTCCATGTTATAGTGTCAACTGAACCATTTTTTATGGTACAGGATACCGCAAGACTAGTTCCTCTTTCATCACCATTATAATTTGTAGTAGCAACTGTACCATAGAAACTTTGTGAAGGATCTGCACCTGGTAAGTAGTTTTTAGGTTCAAAGTATTGAGGTAACTCATTGATAGTTCTATACTCATTCTCACCATTAATTTTGATGAGATCACCTTTGTTTAGGTTAGCAATACCATTCTTTCTAACATAGAATGCTTCATCTGCTTTCTTTGTTCCATACAACCATCTAGATGCATTTCTTTGCATTCTGTAAGTATTATCAAAGTTCTTGACAACACTTGTAGTCTGTGTTTGAGAGACAGAGATTTCATCACTGAAATCATCTAGTCCAGAGAAGAAGATAGGATCACTATTAACATCTGGATTAAATCCAGCAATTTGTACCTCTAGATCATCGCTACTATCAATAACGTAAGATTTTAGACTACCAATAAACTTCTTAATGCCGCCACTCTTCTGATATGCCACCATATCAGTTTCTCTAAACTTACTCCACCACTGGGTAAAGTTATCAAAGTCTCCACTGTTGCCAGTAAATTTGATTTTAATTTCGTTAAAGTATTCGCCTCTTTCAAAATCATAGAGTGTAACACTCTGTGATAAATCTCTACCATACAGATAAATTACTTCAACATTATTTGCACTAAAGATATCTCTTGTAAATGTAATTACAGGACCGTTGATTATATAAGAGTCTTTCTCTCTTTGTAGAACACCATCAATGAATACAAGAGCAAACTGGGGATCTGTTACATTAACAACTTTCTTGTCATCATCTAGAATCAAGAAAGGTCCGTTAGAAGTAGCAGTATTTTCAATCTGACATCTGATGTAACTACCTACACTGTAAGCAAAGAACTTATCTACTGCTAATACTTCTTGTAGTGACTTTGTATTTACACTCTGATTCCAAATAGGAGGACTGGTGAAAACAACTTTATTTGGAACAGATGTTCTGTCAATACTATAAGAAGAATCATGTTGAATTACACCACCGATGCCAATGAATAGATTTTCATTAGGATCAGTTGATACTCCTGTGCCATCTTCATAATACAATTCAAATATAGTATTCTTACCATCAATATAATCAGGATATGAAATAGGAACAGTATTCACACCTCCAGCAAGAGTCTTCTCAATGATCTCACCAAGAGTAGAGATGGCAGATACTACATCTGCACACTTGTTAGGATCAGGATCAACAATAATGTTGTTATTAATGTATGGAGGAACAGTTGTGTATGTTCCAGTAGGAAGAGTGTTATTGATTGCTAGTTTTGCAAGACCTACGAGATGCTTGTATGCCTCTGTAGTCTCTTCTAGTTCACCAATGATATAATCTAGTATATCGTTGTTAAAGTACTTCTCTATGGCGGTAACAGTGTAGTAATTGCCACCAAATCTTACGTCGTTTGCAATAGCATCAGCAACCAAACCAATATCTCTGTAACACTTAGTTTCTACTTTACCCCAAGTAACATTTGGGAATTTGTTTTTGATGTAACCTAGTGTCTCAGACTGTAAGTATTCTCTATTGCGTTCAATCTGATTAGCAGCATCAAGCCACCTACCACTCTTAGAGAAAATACTCTTAATCTTTCTAAGATATTTTGCGTTTAAGTTATCATTTTTAAATTGATAGTTTTTACCATAGAACTTAACGCCAGGTATTGCTTGACTATTCTTAGTTGTAGCACCTAATGGTGGTTGTGCAAAAGTGATATTACTACCAGACACTGTATATGCAACACCTGGTTCTTGGAATATTCCATCAAGTGTAATCATTAATGCTTGTGCATTATATGGAGTGACAGCATTGTTATTCATATCAAGAATACCAAATGTCTTGGTTCCTGCAAGATTGCCATTATCTGACAATGCACCATCAAAAGGAGCACTCAATTTAATTTGGGTTGCTTTGATTTCAGTTGTATTAGTAGCGTCTTTTGCTACTGAACCAACGCCATCGTTAATAGTTGTAGTTTGTGCAGATACAATACTTTGAGTAATTTGTTTGGTAGTGCTCTGTACAGTAATATTTGCTTTTAGTTCTATAAAACTATTGTGAGTAGTTGATGTGCTACTACTCATAGGAGTAGGAGCAGAACTCTCAATATCAACCTCACCAAACATCTTAAACCCAGCGGGGTGGGTTGTCTCTTTAATTAATGATCTCCATGTGTCTATTGGAGTCTTTGATTTAATTAAGTATGAGAAATCTTGATAATAGTAAGAATCATGAATCTTCTGATTTTGATCACTGATCTTACCAACATCAGAAGTAAACTTTCCGATGTTATCAAAATACGTTTTAATAACAGGAGTAAACTCAGTATAATTGATGCTATCAACAACAGCAGTCTTTCCTCCTGCCAAACCAATGATCTGTTGGTTCTCTCTAAAGATACCTGTAACATTTGATACATTTAGGATATTAGATCCTTTTCTCCACGAAGTTACTCTTGCTCTTGCAATTTCTGTTGTTCCAGATTTCTGTACAACATACTCACCAATATCAAATGCTTCTTTATCAAAATTAGATACAATAAATGTATAGTTAGATCTAATGCTAGATTTAATTGTTAGATCACTATGATATGACCCACCATTATTTTTAATTTTAATATTTCTAGGAATACCAATATCAGTACTATTCAAGAAACAATTAACATTAGTGTCAACTGTGCCATCGTTATCAGTAATACCTGTTACGATAGGAATCTTCTTGTAATCACTACCAATATTAGTAATCTTAATTGAATTAATTTCACCAACAGAGAATAGAGACTTTGATGTATAGGATATACTACCTGTCCCATCATGAGACGCTTTAGTCTCAGTAGAATAAAGGATTTGTGTGCTTGTTACATACAGAGCATTCTTATCACCTTGTAGTGGATCTTCAACCACATTAAAGTAAGACGTTTCAGAATTTACTACACCGTCTCTGTCATAGTAATAATACTTAGTGTATATTACTGGTTGTTTTTTAGTATTTGTATTTGTAGCAACCCTTGCTCCAAACCCTAGTTTAATATCAACCCATGATAGATTTGCTGCAACAGTTTTTTCAGGTGTTGCAAGATTAAAGTTTCTACTGGGAGAGATGTCAAACCCAACACCACTCATTGATACATGAGAGGTATCAAACTTATATCTGTAGAACTTCTTGATATCAATAATCTGATTTCTGGTAAATGTACTATTATCAGAAGAGAATTCAAAATAGGTATCAGGAGTGCTAAGAGACTTAATTTGTACTAACTTTTTATCAGTGCTGTTATCATAGAACACTGTTGATAAAGTTATACGATTGATTGTTGATACAGTTTGATCATAATCCCATACAAATACTATTTTTTGTGTAGATGCATCATACGATAAAATCTTGGCATCTTTAACAGTATTGCCTATTGCATAGTTGGCATTGAAGTTGAAACCAAATTCATATACTGATACATCAGCACCATCAAAGTGATCAACTGCTGTAGTAGAGTTTTGTGCTCTTGCTACTGTTAGTGCAGTACCGTTCTTAGCAGTTACCTTTACAATTTCACTGCCAATTTTTAAAAAGTCATTAATTGTAATGTTATCAGAGTTATCAACATTCAATACAATGTTCTCTGCTGCAAAACCAGAGTGATCAACACGTAATTTTAGGTCTGGTTTAGTTGAAGGATTTGCTTTTCCTAAATCTGTTGCTCCAACTGTAAGAATATCAAATCTATTATAACCAGTTCCTTTGCTTGTCAATATAACACTATTGACGACACCAGCACTAGACACAACAATCGTTGCTTTAGCACCAGATCCTGCTCCACCAGATAATGCAATATCAACATAAGACCCAGCAGTATAATCTCCACCACCATTCAAGATAGTAGATCTACCAATACTGTTATCATTCAAAGTCGTTGCTATGACTGAGGTTTGGAGGACTGCTTCTTGATATACTCTCTTTCTTACGTAATATGTTGTTGTGGATGTAGCATCATCTGGATTAATATCAACGTTAATATTCTCTCCTTGTGCAACACCATGTGCAGAAGATGTAGTTAATAATGCTACATTGTCTTGTACTCTAAAAATAGAGAGGTTTTCACTTAAAGATGATAAAGAAACAATCTTTGAACCTGTTGTATTGATTAAATTAGAACTTGTTAAGAATAAAGTTGTAGAAACACTAAATGTACCTGTCAAAACTTTTATTTTGACATTATTTTGATCTATTGTTGTCTCTAGAACTTCACCTGTTGCGACAGGAGCAGCAACACCATCACTAAACGATAGAGTAGCACCCTTAGTATAAGAAGACTCAGTATCAAGAATTAGATTCAATACTTTTGTGTTAGAAGATAGTACATCTGTACTATTAAAGGTTCCTGTTACTGAACGTAAAGCAAATCTCTTAGCAGAGAATACGTTACCTACAATTTCACCAGTAGCACCTGTGTTTGCCTGTGTAATAGTATCTCCATCAAAAAGATAACCATTGTTAATCAACTCAACGAGTAGTGCCTTAGTAGTTTGAGACTCTAATGAAGATACAGTCTTACCTTTGACTGATTCTACTTCACCAGCAGCACCAAATCCTTCTGTATCACTATCATCAATAACTAATTGACCACCAACAGCAAAATTAGATCCACTACTTAAAATTGTAGCAGATGATACAGTTCCTCTTGTTACATCTTCAATTTGTGCTACTGCTTCTACACCATTCTTAGAAATACCAGAAGTTCTTAGTCTATTAGCACTTACTGGTAGATCATCTTGACTTAACTCAGAATTATAATTTGAATCTAGTGGTAATGAATAATAACATTTACCTACAATGTATGGGAATAGAGGATCGCCATTACTATCAACTGTAATGAAATATGCATATGTTCCATTAGGATATTCTGGTGTTACACAATAACGTCCATTGTTCTTATCTAATGTTCCAGATCCATCAGTAAATGTATAATCATCAATAAACGTACCTAGGGGATACGTTGCAATATCAGGTCCTACTCTGCTAGAGTTTCTAGAGTAACTGGTAGTCATCTGTGTGACAGAACTAGAAGCGTCTAGAGCATCACTATAACCATATGCACCATAGATAGGGTTACCGTCGTATGCAAACCCTAGGATAGGTGAGTGAGCACTTCCTGTGTCATTTGTACGAAGCGTTGTAGGAGATGCATAATATGCATAACCATGCCCTTTAGATGGATTGAAGTTTTGGAACCAATATCCATTATCAGAGTCTAAGTTACTCTTGTTAATAAAATACTTATCCTTTCTCCATTCTTTAATGGTTGCAGTTGCAGTTGCACCAGAACCAACAGGAATTAAATCAACTTGCAAGTTTTCTACAGTGTAACCAGATCCACCATTGATTTTTTTAAATCCAGTTATAACACCACTGCTAGATACTTCTGCAACGTAATCTGCAAATCTACCTTTTCCTGAATTATCTGTAATTCTAACTTCAGGAGGGGTAGAATAATACTCTCCAGCATTTGTAACAACAATACTTGTAATTTCACCATTTGTAATTACAGGTGTTGCAACACCATTTCTACCAGATAAAATTTCAACAGTAGGAACAGCAGTATATGCACCAGCATTACTGATTGTAATTGATTGTACTACTTGACCAGACAATACAGAGATTGCTTGACCTGCTTTACCATCTACTAAAACAAATGGAGCATCGTTGTAACCATTACCACGATCAATAACATCAATCTTCTGTAGGGCACCATTGAATACAACACTGGCATCTTTATATCCTGCAAAAGGAACACCATTGATAGCAATACCTACATCTCTAAATTTAGTCTCATTAATTTCAGTAGATGTAATAGGTGTCTTTCTAATAATTTTTAATTGCTTCTGATCTTTTGTGTCAGATGGTTGATTGGTTGTACCAACTACATGGGAAGGGAATCCAGAAGAAGCTATGTAATAACCTTCACCATCCTCATAGATGGCTGATACGTTAGTATTCAAATCACTGATTAGTGGACTCGCAGCTGGCAACAACCAACGAAGATTGTTCTGTGCATCAAAGATCTTGACATCAGTCGTCAAGAAACCAGGATCAGAAATCTCTAAGAAATCGCCTGGATTAGAATATGGGGAGTTTGTCTCATTAGTTGCATTATATAAGACACCATAGACTAATAATGTTACATTAGATCCAGATACATTTGCCCCATATGTAACAGGACTACCAACAGCATGTGTAGTAGCACCTGTTCTTGTCTTAATAATAAACTGATTGACATTTTTCTCTTCAAAAGTAAATGTCTCACTACCAATAGTAAACTCTCCTTCTTTTGCCCACCCTAGAGTAGACTCTACATCAATTCTATCACCTACACCATCAGCAACAGTGATTGCCTCTGTTAACTTTGTTCTTGCAGCAATAGAAAACTGACCATTTACACTTGCTTCATTAAGAATGATCTCGTATAGATCTTCGCCATCAAATGTACCATTAAAACGTACATTATCAACTACAGCAGATGCAAATGGCGTTGTCTGAGAAATTGTCTTGCCAATTAAATCAGTTGGCGTTCCTGATAATACTTTTACTTTGAGAGAATAGTTATTAATCCAATTAGACTCTGAACTCTTGAGTGTAAAATCCCTTGGATATGCAACCTCAGGTTCTGGGTCATTCTTAACTAAACACTTGAATAAAAACTTGATAGATTTATCAGTTCCTTTTGACTGATAGAATGAACCAATATTCTTAATTAATGTTCTTTTATCAACTGCATCATTCAGGTATGCTTCAGGAAAGTCATTTAAGAACTCAGTCTCAAAGTTCTTAATAAGAGCATACAAAAATAGGTTACTGATGTTGAGGACAGTAGAACCATTGGTATGACTGGATGCTTGGGTAGTAACAAATGTACTAGAAGAATATAAGTCACCTAACTTAGTAGTACCACTTACACCACGACTAATCTCTAAGAATTGTGTGTCTGTTCTACTCTTATAGAAACACACCTCATCACCAATCTTAATGTATCCACCATTCTTAGGGAATGATGATGCATCTGCAACTGTAATTGTTGTGTCGCCAGCATTTACTAGACCAGTTACCGTAGTGCTCTGGTTTAGTAAATTGTTCTCATAGAAATCAATATCACGATAAGTCTCAAGGTTCTCAACAATATCATATGGTTGACCTTGTAATTCTAACTGCTCATAGTATTTTTGTATGAACTTTCCAAATAGTTCATACTCTTCATTGATAAAATCAGGAAGTTGAGAATCAATTAAATATGAGATTCTGTTCGCAGTCTTTGGCATCCCTACTCTTCTTTATAAGCGACGAATTTGCTCTTTGATATATCTACATCTAAATACATCTCACGCTTAACTTCTATATCCTTATTTGCAGGTTTTGCTCTTAATTCAATGCGATTGTCAGAGAAAGTTCCTTTCAATATGGTAAAGTTATCCATTTTAATCTCGCCCTTGGTGTAATCAACTGTACCTACCGAATCGTTAAGTAGAATTTTTTCACCAGTGACGGAATCTAGTCTATATAGTACCAATTTGCCATCCCTGTCTTCTAGGTAAGAAGTAAAAGATGGATATTCAAACACCACCATTCCTGTTGATGTGACTACAGGATTGTTACAATCAATTAGGAAAGGATTCTTATAGCAGATCTCATAATATGCAGATGAATTAATCTGTGCTATGAAATCCTTTCTCATGGTTACATTGGTGTCATTAGAATTGATAGCACGGTCTGTATTATCAATCACACCAACAAACTTACTGTATCTAAACTTACCATTGAACTTCTCTGTCTGAGAAGTCTTCAAATACTCTGTAACAGAGGTCGCAACTGATGATGCCATCTCTGTAGGTAATTGTGTGGTCTTAGTTCCACTGTAATAGATCTTACTATCTAGTTCAACAAACAGAATAGAAGGATCTACAAACTCAGGTCTAATAGAAGCAACTGTATACTTCTTAAGTTCTGATGTTAGTTCGTTCTTTGTAAATGCTGAGAGTGCTGCTGCCTCAGTGGGTTTTACCGATAAGAATACCTTACCATATGCAGGTGGTTCTTGATCCTCTCCACCAAATACAATGATATCACTCACTGCTGGATATAGGTTCCTAACAATTGCTTTATAGTCATTACCAGTTACTGCTCTGTTCTGAGAACCATAATACTTGGGAGCATTGAACTTAATCTTGTCAATAGTCTCAATAGGTGCTCCACCACTGGCATTAGAGACAGTTGAGATACTGGTTACATTATATGGTACGGAAATGTTAGAACCATTCTCATCTTGCATCACACCATTGAAGGTAAATGTTCTCGCACCATTAGTTGCCTCACCATTAGTGACAACGTAACTCATCTCTACTACATTACCGTTCTCTAGTTTCTTACCTAGAACACCATCACCAAAGAATACCTCGTATCTTTCGTCTTCTCTTTCGTTCACAAAGAATACTTTATCCTCTGCACCAATATCAAGAATATTGTTTGCTGCGGAATAATCATCAGCAACGCTAGTATTTGCAGACTGGAATACCTTTACCTTAATCGTATTAGTATCAGCACCCACGTTATCTATGAAGAACCTCTGATCTGATATCGTGGTGTCAATAACAGTGCTAGTTACAACCTCATTACCCTCAATGATACTGAGATTGGAGAATGTTGCTACGCTATTTGCTACCTCTACCTTTGTATCTTCCCTTACAATGTAGCGGAATAGTGATCCATCGTAGTTAGTTATGAAACCAGTTCCCGCTTTTAGTGTAACAGTTGCGGGTGGAGTTCCCGTAAAAGTGAGTACTAGATCAACTACTGCTCTAGGAGCAGTTACGGACTTGGGTGTATATCCCAGATTCTTCGCAAGTGATACTACATTATCACGCAACGTTGCGGAATCTAGATACATTTCGTTCACTACCATGTTGGTATTGAACGCTGTATAGTAAGTATTGTACGCTAATACATCAAGTAGATTACTAAGTGCGGAACCTTCAAAGTCATAATCAGTGAAGTCCGACTGTGCTCTCATATAATCTTTAAGAGCAGACTTGATATTAGCAAAGTCTAAATTGTTTAACTGGGTATATGGCATTATCTCGTCCTAGCAAGGAAGAAGTCTACGACAACTGGTGGATTCTCTGAACCTCTAATCTCATATTGCAATTCAACGCTGAACCCATTCTCATCAAAATTAGGTCGGCATTCTAGATTTAGAACTTCAATTCTTGGTTCGTATGATTTTAAACAATATGTAATACTACTTTTAATCTGAGCAGCAGTACCATAGTCTAACTGTTCAAAGAGATAACTCCTTATATTAGATCCGTAATCGGGTTGGAATACACGTTCGCCCTTATTAGTCAATAGGAGATTCACAATTGCTTGCTTAATAGCAGAAGCATCCTTACTAACAACAAGGTCATTAGTTACAGGATGCTTCTTAAATGTGATATTGATATCCTTAAAGGACAATTTGGTCGCCATTTACCGACAATATACGAAGTCAGTTATATTTAGCGAGTTTCACGTTACGTTATAGAATGTATATTTCAAAAACAACTCTTCCCCTTCTTTGATCTTTCTAAGCGTCTTAATAAACCATTTGTTATCCTCACACCACTTCATACAATTGGGGTCGTCAGAGTGGTTTATAAACCCTCCTAGGGGCGTTCTAATAATAGATCCGTCTATAATAATATGAGACATACCTAAAAAGAAGTCAGCAGGGATATCTTCACATGCAAAACACCCCTGCCCTGCTATGGGACTATCTTTAATATGCAACCGACTTGGAAGTGCCTGATAAGTCATTCAGAGTCCCTCGGCGTTTTCGGCGCTCGGAGACCTCCCCCCATAACGTCTCTCAAAATCAATCTTAGACCAAAACGCATTCTCATCATCATACCGAGTATTTAACTTCTCAAAAGCATCGGCAATTCTCTCCATGGATTCTGCAATCCTATGGAGATCATAATTAGACCCAAACTTATTCATTTACCTTGACCACGATACCGTTTGGATGCGCCATTCCTAGAACTAGCAGAACGCTTCGTATTCTGCGAGCATCCCTGACGGGTCTTCTTAGGCTTCGCTTTGATATAGTTGGTGTTATTATAAAGTGCCATAATCTATGGTGTTGGGTTTGCTATGTTAATTGTAGGGTATCTGAACGGTCCTGTCAAGAGTCTGGGTGTACCAAGTAACTTTGCTTCATCTCCCTGTACAGCGGGTAACTTTCCATTAATGAATACTGACGTATTAACAAGTGGAACAACTACCCTAGTACCTGGTTGACAGGGTAAAGGCACCAAAGGATTCACCTTTACCCCAGTGACAGGTGCAACAACAGATGTACTATCATAATACTCTACTGCTTGATTCTCAAAAAATACATTTACAGAAACATTCGGTGTGCCTGCTAACGGTGCTGCTGGATATAAGCAATTACCATCGGTATTTGCTGTATCCACACATTCACTTGCTGCTATGTTAGGCATCTCTCTCTTTCAAACTCTGTACATCATTATGTAGTTTGTCCAGTGTCTCTGCTATCGTCTCATGCGTCTGGGATTGTGGTGGACGGTACATCAACTGTGGACGTTCTAGCTGTAATATCCTCTTCTCCAACTGTGTCAATCTCTCTGACAATTGTTGGAGTAACTCGTTGGACTTCTGCATTGTCCACTGGTTGTCTGCTGTCATTATCTACTCCAGAAAATCGTTTGGCGGCAGCAAATTCAAATTCATCACAGAATGTGTCAAAGTTATCTAAGATCTTCTGATAATAATTTTCATCTACTGGAAGGTCGTCTCTCATTGTTTTACCTCAGGGAAATCCTTGAGGGGGTCATTCACATCTGGGAAAGACAACTCAGTGATCTTCTCCTCTAGTTGAAGCACCCTCTCTGTTAACTGTTCTAGAACCTCGGCAAATTTATTAATTTGGTGCCCATGTGCCGCTACGGCATATCTTGGGTCACGCATCAAATCATCATGAGTCAGGTTTTCAGTCATTTTTTTACCAGGAAAATTTTTTTTAAATTATAGCAAAATTTTTTTGATTTTGCAATTATTATTTATCGCTCGTTTGGATACTTTTGTAGGTTAGGGTAGTTTGCGTTTTTGGCATCGCTCGGCGCACCCCCAATCGGGGCGGGCGACCCCTTATACTGCCCGCTGTGTGTTATACTGTCAGCGAGCAGCATCCCTCAGGTGCAAACCCTGTGAGCACTCGGTAGTCCCATGCAAAGTCTAGTGCCTCCTGCTCTAGTGGTCTGCCCCTGCGTCCTTTCATGTTCGCTGCTTCGGGTAGACCGTGCTGGTTGAACTGGAAGATGATGGGTGCGTTGACGTGGGTCTGTCCCATCCAGTCGCATGTCCACACCTCGGTCGCCTTGCCTTTGTACCCAGCATACCACAAGTCCATTTCCCTGAGAAGCAATTCTCTAGGGGCACAGAACCACTCGGTGCCACCACGCTGTCTCTGGAAGTATGGTTTGAATTCTTCGGGGATATTTCTGTCCATGCCCTTGATGGTGGAGTATCCCTCGCCTCTCCATATCTGATGGGCGATCGCCTCGGTACGTCCCACGTTCTTGACTGGGTAGTTGCGTACCTGGTCATAGTCGCCGCTATTGCCTGTGCGTTGATCACCTAGGATCTTAAAGGATGACTGCTCACCGTCAGACGCTAGACCGATCTTGAAGCATGTCCACTCGCCGCCGCTGAGTTCTTTGACGGCACAGTTCTCAGACTCGGCAACGTAGAGAGAACCCCATCCATGAGGTTGACTGCCGACCTGCTTTCCTTTTTTCTTGGTCATGCCCCCACGGATGTCGTGGGTCTTCGGGAAGTCCTTTGATAGCATCATGATCAGTGGCGGTCGCTGATGTTCCAGACACCCCAGTTGTCGTATCTGGGGAGAGGGCGGCGACCCTCACGAATTTCCTTTCGTTCCTGTGCTTCTCTGAGCATGTCTGCCTTGATGGATTCCATGGCAGCGAAGATGACAGGATCGGTGCAACCCTTGTTGATGATGAAACCGTCTCGGATCTCGTAACGGTCTTGCATGTGCTTGGGGAGTGTTTGTTCGTTCATGTCCTTATTATAAGCCATGAGCAGCACCCGTCTACACGAGGTGGGACAGTTCTGCAACTGTCATACTGCGAGCGTGCTCTTCACCATAGACACGAACCCAGCGGATCGGTTCGCCGTTGCCGTTGATTCGCCAGATCATCATGTCCTGAGGTTGCTGCGCCACTCGGTAGGCATGGTCAATGGAGATGCAGTAGTCTGCCCCGTGTGGGTCAAAGTTAAACCAGTCAGCGGGTTGGACTGCCCAAGTGGTGGAAGTGGTCATGTGCTCCTTTGTTTGTATGTGTTTATTATAAGGGGTCAGCGGCAGATCTGCTGCTGGGTGAGTGACAGTCCTGCAACTGCCCCCTGCTTGAGGTAGTCTCCTGCGAAGACTCCTACAGTCAAAGCGAGAGCGAGAGAAGCGAAGAGGCGCATGTCAGTTAAAAATGGCGTTGGTTTGGACTTGTGAGATGAGGACTGACTCTTGTCTGAATTGCTTCTTATAGACCGCTGCAATGCAGTTGAGAGAGACCATATGGTCATCAACCTCAGAGTCAGGCACCTCAAGGTAGAAAATTTTGGTTTGTTCCAGTTCTCCCTTCCATAGACCCTCGCCGTCAATGAAAGTGCCGTAATCAAAGTGTGGCATGATCTCACGTCTGATGAAGTCGTTCATCATGCGATCCGTGACGATACCATTGTCTGGTATGTTGCGTCCCATGATCAGTTCAAGGCGTTTCAGGTTGTCCTCCTTTGGTTGATGTCTTTATTATATACCCCAGCGGGTGTGGTGCCAACCGAGGTAGTGCCAGTTTGAAAATTGGTTGTGGGTCTTACATGGTCAGAGGTCTCCACACATAAAAGGCATTTTCCTCTGGGGTCGCCTACCCTTGCCTGACCAATGCCCCGATGCTAGAATTCCTCTAGCATCTCATCCATCTCAACGGCGTTGATCTTGGGGTCGTCCCACCTCACGCCGTCGCCTGTGGTCTCTGATCCGTAGCAGGTGAGGATCTCTAGCAGGTGATCCCAATCCATAGCACGGCGGGCGATGCTGTAGAGTCCTTCATCGTTGCCGATCCATAGTGCTGCGTTCCATGTCTCGTAGTTTGTCCACCCGTTGTACTCTGTGTCAGGTGAGAGGAGATCTGCTTGATAAGATGCTGTCATGTGTGGTTTTGTGTTGTATGATCATAGTATAGGGCATCGGGCGACCGTTGCAACCCGATGCGTGCCACTTTCTAAACTGTCACACTCATGCAAACAAAGGACGCATGTAGTCTTTAAACTGTTCACGTTTAAAGTCTGCGAGGTGTCGCATCTCATCTTCATTTAACATGAGATCTAATCCCTCTCCTCGCATTTCATCATAACATGCTTGAGAGATACCCCTATCAGTGAGGGGGTACTCATGCAGCGAAATGTGTTTAAAGAACATAATTTAAAAAACTCCTACTGGTGATGGTGTGAATTTTCTCTCTCCAAGAGAGGCGGGGCGAACACCGTATTCGCCGTGATGTTGACCCCAGTTGTCAATGATCTCAGAATATGCATAATCCCAAGTGTACACATAATCGCAACACATTTCCGTTGCTTGCCAGTTGCG